TGTGATGGTAAATGCGTCACCCTCTGGCTCTGTGACGGTGTATGTTTTTGACGGAATGGTGCTTAACACGCCAAGGTCTACGTTTTGACCGCTGATAACAGGTGGGCGATTGTGGACAACTCGGAACTTGCGGGTCACCTCGGTGGATTTACCGCCTTCGTCGTCCTCTGCCCAGATGGTTAGGGTGTGATCGGTGTTTTCGGCTAGGTTAGAGCCTGTGAGATCGGTGGTGCCGTCATAAAGACGTTTGGCTCGGAATGTTAGGGTTTTGGCAAAAGAAATAGGCGTGCTACCGTTGGATACTCCGGATTGCAACGCCCTTGTGGTGCCGTTGTTGATGCGGTATTTTATTGTGACTACGTTGTCTTTGTCGGTGTCGGAGGCGGTGCCTTGGATGTTTAACGTAGCGTTTTCGGTTAGGGTTTGGTTGTTTGGTGGGGACGTGAGTGCTAGAGTGGGGCGATTATTTAGATATTGCGATATAACCGTTTCCGTAATTTTGAAAGAACCACCGTAAGCAAGTAAGTTTGGATCGTACCTTGATCCTGTAAAAGATATGTTATCGGTTGACGGCAAAGTACCTCCGGCCGAATCTTCACCGTAATAGTAGACAGAATGAGCATCTGGATAACTGTCAAGTGGATATACCATTATCGCTGTATTACTAACCTCGCTTACAGTTTGGGTATATCGTACATCGTACCCACTACTGCTCCCAATCTCTTGACCGTTTTTGTTTTTTACGCGAATAGAAGGTCTTCTGATATTATTATTAGATGCTTGAAGACGCGCTGTTCCTGGGCCTCCCATAACGTCAAAAACTTTATAGCCAAAGAACAGCTTGTTGTCATCAACCCTTTTTATAACAAATTGTTTAACGTCGTAATACTCACTATTCCAGCTATGCTTCACCACATTCATTGATGAAACCCAAACATCATCAAATCCAACAATAATTGTCTGTGCCATCTACAAGACCACCAGCCTTTTATTAGCCTCGTCATACCAACCTTCTGTTAACGTGATATCGTCCAGCGTTGCAAAGTTCTCAAAAAACACATTATCCGTAAAGTTGTTAAACACCGCATCTTTTATCGTCTTCACATCAATCTGCAAAGCCGAAATAGCAACGGTGTGCTGTTCCAGTAGCTTGTGCGCATCGTCTATTCCTTTTTCCCATCGGTTGACGTCGCCCTCCGTAATATCATCTTCGAACTCCCAATCAAGCCGTGCGTTATACGACATCAACGCGCCCCCTCTCGAATAGCAAAATTGAACCGAAACTCTAAACGCTGCCCCTCGCTAACTGGAACATCCGCCTGCCTTTCCGCAATCAGTCCGCCCGCTTCATCGTACAGTCTTAATGAAGAAACTAGCGTAATCCCTTTGACAGATTCCGTACGTACAGTCACCGTTGCCCCATTTCGGCTAATGTTCCGAATAGGTACCGTTTGATTATTAAGAACGATAGATGTCGCGCGTGTAGCGATATCCTCCGCAATCCGTTCGAGATATCTTCCGTCCATCTATAACGTCACCTCCCGTTGCTCCTTACCGATCGTATCCCCGACACGCAACTCGCCAATCGTCCGATATCGCCGTAGATTTACCGTTACCTTATCGACCACTTCGATTACTTCCCGTGGCATGGGCGCGAGCACCACATCGACATGAGCCGGCGCCATTTCACGGAGGGCAACGTAGGCATCATATAAATTCGGTGGGATGTCGCCGCCAATTACGATAATGACCGTATACTTACGCGGCTCCTCCTCGGCCGTGGCGTCGGGGAAAAAAGCATCCGCAATGGATTCGAGTACAGCCAATGTAACCGTCCCTGTCCCGCGTAGCTTAGACTTGATAACGGAGCGCCGCTGTTCGATCGGTTTAGTTAGATCGGTGGGCACTCCGACAACGGCTTCCCATCGCGCAAGACCCCACGTTGCCGTACCCACGAAGAATTGGTCCGCTAAGTCCCGAATCCCCTCGTGCAATAACGCAAACTCTTCTGACTCTCGCTCAATTATGTTCTTTATGTGTCGCGACTCTCCGTAATGGATCGTTGGCAATGAGTCGAGCATCCGGCGCTTAATTACATCATTCACTGAGTGTCACCGTCCCTAGTACCGCGATTGAATCGGTGCCTATCGTTATATTCTCCTCCGTACCATTGACGGTCAGGCCGGCATAATCAAGTACCGAAGCCGCGCCTCCGATTACGCCGGCAACCCGCGTAAAGCGTACAACTGAGTCAACTAACGCGAGCTTACCGAGATAATCCGTTAGTGCTTTCGTCACTTCTTCGCGGGCCTCTTCGATGGTATAGCCGTTCACTAACGATATCTTTGCGGTTACATTGATCGGTATTTCGGCTACACCAACGACCGTCACTTCCGCACATGCAGGCCGTTCCTTTTCGATGTAAGTCGCTACCTTCTCGATTAGTTCTCGAGAGGGCGCCCGCTTCCGATCGTCTAGCAAGACAACTTTTACCGTCCCCGGCCCATCCCACACCTCGTATACTCGCGCATCCGAGATACCAACGACATCAAGCGCCCATTTCCTATAATGATGACGATTGCCTGACGTAATAGGCTTTCGGACGCGATCGAGATACCGTTCAAGTAAGGCGTCGTCTGTTTCTTCGTCAATACCGCCCTCGAAAGGTAGATCGTTAGTAACACCGGTTATGCCTGTGATATTGCCCTGCGTGAGCTTGATTTCGCCAGCACCAACGTTGCCCGACTTGCCGCCCTCAATAGCTTTCGCGGCTAACGTTACTGTACCGTTTAAAATGACGCCATATTCCGTGATTTCGAAATAGACCGGCTCGTCACCGTCCGTAGAAACTTCGGTACCTACGGGGATTTCCGTATTCTCATGGCCGTAAATAGTAACGGCACCTTTAGCCTTTTCCGAGGGCTTCCGGTAGACGCCTAATTCTGCACATCTACGCGTTAGCCACTCGTTGTAAGACGACAAGGTACCGTCAGCTTTTATCGCGAATCCCTTATCGTGCACCGCGTCTAGTTCTAGCCATAACGCTTCTAACTCGGGCGCTACGGGAGCCGTCGCATCATACAAGATCGCACCGGGTCGCTTGTCTACGTCCGGCCGAGACCTTTCGAGTATCCGTTCAAGGATCGCCTCACGCGTTTGTTGTTCGTACACCGTCACACCTCCTCTACGACATCTAACGTTAGCCCGTCCGTCGTATCAACGTAAAAAGAGACGGTCAATTTGTCCGCCTCTCGTTCTATCTCAAAGTCGTATACATCGTCTATTCGATCGTCATAAATCAACGCCTCAGTTATGACACGAGGTATCTCCGACCGCAAAAGCTCTATCGGTAAATCTTGCCCGATTAAGTCTATAAGCTCACACCCGTACTCACCATCGTAGTAGATTGGAAACCTGAACCGCGCCGTCATAATAACCTTGCTGATAAATTGACGAATGGCCGTCTCGCCGTCAACCATACCGCCAATATCGCCTGTGTTAAAGTCTAGCAAATAAGTTAACGTTGGCTGGACTTCCGGTTCCGATTGGATCACCCGATCCTCTAGTCGTTGCAACGGACTAAGCGCCATTATAGATCACCGCCCGATCTTGAATGATATACGTTTGGCCTTCGTCAATAGACTGGATGATGACACGATCGCCCGCTTTCAGTTCGTCGGTAAACTCGATTTCCCCTTCGATAACCAACTCCGTAATATCGTGCACGTGGGGTGTATAGCCTGCTCTTGTCATAACCTCGCGCACTGTTTCACTGGTTAAGGTAACCTTCCGTTTATGTCGCGTCAAATGCTCCGCAACGATCAAGTCTTCCGCTAACAGTTCCAGCTTTTCATCGTTATCGACTGTTACTCGTATAGCTGGCGGAGGAGCAACGACAGTGCCGAGCTCGATATCCACGTCCTTATTGTATCCGATCTGTTGGATGAGCTGTCGGAACTGACTCGGACCTCCGCCTTCCAGCCGACTAGGCTCTTGGAGTCTTTTTGAGGATTTCGTCGACAACTGATTTCCGCCCCTTTCGTTTCTTTCTTTTCTTCTTCGGCTTGTCTTCCGGTGGTGGGTCGTATTTCAACGTTGGAAGGTCATCCGTCGCGCTCAACGTAAGTGACATCGTATGCTTGCCGCTCTCAAACGTATGACTATCGGTTGAAACATAATAACCACCGATAATCTCCGTCATCGACTCTTGTACGTAGACGCCTACCCCCGCGTACACCGTATCAATTCCTAACGCGTTGACGGTTGCCTCGTCGTGTATGGTTCCGAGGTCTTTTAGGAGCTGTTTCGCAAGTTGCTCGATTTGAGATCGAGTTTTATCCGAATCAGCACTTTCGAGGTGCTGCATGATCCCGAACCGTTTTATGAGTGCGTCGTTTTTGACTACAGCCACCAACGGCTTCTTCTTGTCATCCCCGCCCGTCACCTTGACCTGCGTTCGTAACTCTTCGATCGACTGCGAGTATGATGCGTCTAGTATATTAACGCCGTTTTCGAGTACCCACCGAATGGGCTGTTCTTTTCGCGATAACAGATTAAACTTACCTTCCTTCGAGCATATAAAAAAGCGCCGTCCGGTTTGCTTTTGAGTAACCGTTAGCGCTGTTATCAGCATATCCCATATGGATTTATTCCGGAGTACAAGCTTTGGTATTACGTAGCCTGTATCGTCAATTTTACCGACTGTAATTCCGAATTGCTTGCACAGTTTCTGCGCAATGGCACTCGCCTTCATTCCACGGAATATCTGCGTGTCCTGATTCTTCGCAAGATAGATATTATCATCGTATGCCGTAACGCTCATGGCCCCGCGATCATTGATATTGTGCTTAAATGTGAGGCCCCGGAATAGTTCGCGACCATTACTGTAGAGGCGTAATTCCTTGCCGAGTTCTACGGGGACAGCTTTCTTACGGCCGTCCACCGTATTGACGAAAGATATCTCCAAAGTACGGGCCGGCTGTGTAATATCGCCGGACCATGTAGCGCTTTGAATAACCATAGGTGCGCCATCATAATGAACTTCCCACGTCATACTAACACCAACTTCTGGCCCGGCTTTATTTTGTTTGGATCGGGACCGACAATGGCTTTGTTCTTGGCGTAGATGTCCCGTGTTTTAAGTCCGTATCTGGCCGCGATCACGGACAGGAAATCGCCTTTCTTTACGACATATGGCTTCGGAATCTGTTTCTTACCGCCTCTTGCGGCCGCCTTTTTCACTTTTGCCGTTGTTGCTGTACCGTTGCCTTTCTTCGTGCCCATGTCGACTTGACGGATGCTTACGAACTTGTACTCTTTGAGGTCGAGATCGTAGTAGATATCACCGGGCGCCCCGTGTTTTTCGGGTACTATATCGAACTTGCGGATGGTCACCGCATAGTTTATCGGGGTTCCCGTAATCGTCAGGCGGCACGGCTTCCGGGAGTCGCGCCACCTCTCTAGCATCTCTCTAGCTGACCACGGATCGGGAAAACCTTCGTACTCGCAATAGGACGGATGGTAGTCGCGAGGAAAGAACGATGAAAACGAAAAGTCTCGCAACTTGGGATCACCGATAATGGTAAATTCGCCTAAGTGCGAGACTTCAACGTCTTGATAGCCGAAATCACTCAGTATTTTGATAAACTCCGGATTAACCGGAAGTTGCAGGCGTTCCGCCCCGTTGTTGTAAGAGAGCCAGAATTGGATACCGTTTGTCATCGTCATCACCTCTTTTACACTTGCTCGCTAATCTTTCGCGCCATGATCGAAAGTAGTTTGTTAGCCGCTGTCTAGTTAACAAACCTCGTCTAATCGTTGCACTATACCTAGCGTAATCTTATCAATATCTGCTTCTTCTCTTACGGTCGCATGCACATTAATCGTAACATTATTAGAGGCGTAACTAGAACCACCGTCGTTCACAGGTTTTCGTCTATCGGACGGAGGCTTGGACGCGTCTTCTTCCTTGCTGGCTCGATTCTCCTCTGCGGTCATTACCCTTTCGCCTTTGTGTAGGCGCGCATAATATCCGTCGAATGGCACGTAATCAAGGCCGCTGTAATGTGATCCATCGTCCCCGACACCGATGTTACGACGCTCGCGAAAATCTCTCATCTTCTCTTGTTGAAGCGAGTAATCCATTTCAACTTCGGTTATTTTCGGGATGTTAAGCGCGATCTCTTTTTCACCCATCCAGTTAGCCGCCCAGTCAGGCAATTGCATACTGAAAGCCTGATTCATCGCGTCAATTAACGTATTCAATTTCCCAATAACCCAGTTTACCCCGGTCGCGAACCCGTTTTTGATAGTAACCCACAGGGAATGGCCTGCTTCTTTCACGGTCTCCCAATTCTGAACCAGTAGATACCCCGCCCCGACTAACGTACCTATACCGACAACTAACAGTCCTATCGGGTTAGCGTTAGCTGCGGTATTAAACGCCCACTGTGCGGCTGTTGCGGTTAACATAACGGCCTTATAAGTAGCCCATGCCGTAGTAGCTCCGACAATCAAAGGCCCCACGACTTCTAAGACGTCTTTGGTTGTTTTCCCCCATTTTTCCGCCTCTTTACTTCCAAGCCACTTATTGAAGACGGAGGCCGCAGTTGTTCCCTTATCCGCGAGGTCTGTTAATACCGGAAGCATCGGGGTGAATACTTCTATCTTTACACCTTCGAGCGCGGAATTTAGTTGATCAACCGCCCCTTTGAAGTTATCGGTTTGAACTTTCGCTATCCTTCCGCTTGTTCCCGCGCTATTCTCTAGTTCCTTCGTAAATTTACGTAGTTTATCGGGACCAGTATCCATCAGAGCCAAAAAACCGCTACCAGCTTCCATACCCGCGATTATACCGGAAAGCGCCGTTTTCTGTTCGCTGGTCATGCCTTTCATTGCGTTTTGGAGGTCTTCTAGGATCGTGGCAAGCGATTTCATCTTGCCTCCGCTATCAAACAGCTTAACGCCGAGCTTATCCAGTGCCTCTGCGGCCTCTTTCGGGGGCTTGGCGAATCGAGCGAACAGTCCCCGTAACGTAGTGCCCGCCTGTTCCGCTTGTATACCGGCACCCCCGAGAATACCCGCCGCGGCCGCTGTCTCTTCTAACGACACGCCGAGCGCTTTCGCCCATGGAGCCGCGTACTTCATGGTGTAACCAAGCATTTGAAGGTCAACGTTAGCTGACGTAAATGCCTTCGTGAGTACATCCGCAACCCGCCCCGTATCTCCTGCCGCGATTCCAAAGCCGGAGAGGATATTCGAAACGATGTCGGCCGTTGTTCCGAGGTCAGTTTGACCCGCCGCGGCCGCATCGAGAAGCCCGGGCATAGCCGCGATTATCTCGTTAGTTTTATAGCCCGCCATCGCGAGGAACTGCATGCCCTCGGCGGCTTGGCTCGCGCTGAAGACCGTAGAGGCGCCGAGCTCTTTGGCTTTCGTGGTTAGTTTCGCAAGGTCTCCGGCGCTGGCGTTGGAAAGGGCCGCAACACGGGACATCGAGCTTTCGAAGTCGGCCGCCGTCTTGATTCCATCAAAGGCCGTACTGACAGCGACTACTGCGCCCGCCACCATCTTAAGCTTCCCGAGAAGATTCGGAAGTCCTCCCGAGAAATTACTCAACGATTGAGTGGCGGCATTCTGAGATTTACGATAGGAGCCGGTAGTTGCGGCAATCTTTTTCACCGATAAGTTCGTCCGCTCGAGTTCCGAAGACACTCGGCGGAGGGTCGGGGTCATCACGTCCACAATCCGTAACCGGCCGACTAGATCGAACGCCATGATTAACCGCCCCCTTCCCTATTCATCGCCGCAGTCTCGTCTTCGACGGCCACCTCTGTGGAGGCGTACATAAAGATACGCTCACCTCTCGGCGCGTTATAAATGTAGGCCGGCGGGAGGCCTTGTCGTTGGAATATCGTGTGTATAACGAAAGCCTCGCCTCCCGCGCGTATTAGTTTTTTACTTGGTCAACCGCTGTTCCAATATCATACCCAGATAAGTCTAAAATCTCAGAGACAAGCTTAATCCTTTCACCCGGAAGTAACGTCTTTTCAACAACTTTTACAGGGTCTTGTGTCTCATATTTCGCGAGTAAATCCGGGTGTGACCAGTTTGGTTCGATCGTTGCTTTTTGTATCATTATTAGGGCTTTCCTAGTCTGATCGACTGTTTTCCCAAACGTCGCTCTTTCTTGGCTCTCTTCGATTTCTTGATCATCAAGAGCACGGATACGGAATGTCCCAAATCGTTTCAATGGCACTTCTTTTTCCGGTTTTTTATCAGCATCAAGCAAGGCTTTTAATAGATCGTCTGTCATATCATCGTCCTCCTAATTTTTATTTCTCCTCAATGAAATCTAGGAACTCGTAATCTTCAAAAACAAAAGGCCACTCCGTCTCAACGGGTGACCCATGCTCAAATTTCATTACATCAATTTTGGTAAACTGAACGCCTTTAGCCAAAACTCGTTCGGCACCGTAAGCTTCGGGATCATCGAGTTTCATAACGAGCTGGCAAACGAAGGCCCCGCTGCGGTCGTCCATAATCTGTCCTATCTTACGAGCAAATGCGGACGATATCTTGTATCCGCGAATAGAACCAGTACACTCGATACTCATCGGCTTGTTCCCGGCTTTACGGCTACCAGATCGCTTAATCTTTTCGTATTGAATCTCGACGGATAACTCGCCCGCGTTGAAGTTCGCCAGCCATACGCCGTCCATCCAGATTTCACCGAACGAACCACTTAGGACGCGGTTGGATTCTAGTAAATTTCTCGTCATCTATACTTACCTCCCTATACGTGGATTCGTAGGAAGATGCGTTCCATACTATCTGTCTCCGTATAAGAGATGTACAAATATACCGCGTCTCCCTTCGATTCAAATTCGGGGTCTAACGTTACGACGGGGTCTTCAAGAACATTCGACTTGCCTAGCAGTTCTAGGTACGCTTTGATCGCCGCAATCAGCGCTGCCTGCCCGTCTCGATTGTTATCGATTTTCCCGATGTAGTCGCTCGCGGCCGTTTTCACGATATCCGTATTAATCGCTTGTCGTCCGCGAATCTTACGTATCTTGGCACCACTCGTTAATTGTCCTTTTTCAACGATCACGTAATCACCGTTGTGTACGAGGACAAGCGAGCCCGCTTCGAGTGCTTCGTCGATCTGTGCGTTCGTAAGACGTTTGTTAACGTCGTCTAACGGTAGTCTTGCGTACGTAATCGACTTATTGATCGGCGTACCCGCGATTAAGCCGGCAATGTACGGTGCGTACTCACAAGACGGGTGCTCCTTGCCGTTGACTACGCCGCCGACAATCAGGTTAGCTACGTAGCTATCCGCTATCTTCTTACTACGCGCGTTCCCTACTTTCGGGTCAGCATCGTCAGCCGCCGTACCGCCCGTGACGTATACAAAATGCTTGCCTTCCGTACGATTGCGTTTCACCCACGCTACTGTCGCGTCAATTTCAGTCGAATCCACAGCTCCGTCGTATGCAAACACGTTAAATGTTCGTGTATCAAAGGAGTCGCGCATCTCAGTAAAAGCCTCTGCCGTCTGCTCCTTTGGCATGGTGTATACGAGCACTTGCTTTGCGCCGCCTTGCAATACGAAACGAATCGACTGAATGTTAGTGATGCCGAACAAGTCAACCGCTTGCTTTTCGGTCTCAATCGTGTAGAACGTCTTTTCTGTCGCTTTTGCTCCGTACTTCATAAGTGGAATTGCTACGATACCACGAGCACCGCCTCGAATCTGTGATGCCGCGGCTTCCACGTACATCAAATAGAGCCCGGGACGGGTCGGCTCATTAAGTGGGTCCCATTCCATCGCGTTACCTCCTTTTATCGGGCTTCAAATCGCCCGTATACGTGCATAATCTTGTCGTACTGTTCTTGCGTTCTTGCCTCGCGTACCTCCGTTGATAGCACGCCTAATCGTGCGTAGAGGCCGCCCTCCGTCTTGAATGCCGTAGAAAAAGAAAAAGACCCGATACGGATATACCGCTTCGAGTCTTTCAATGGGATTAATGTAGTTCCATCGTTTGCTTTACGTTCGATCACGCTCATTTTTGCTAGGACGTCCTGCGCGTCAACACCGTATACCACGATTTGATAGTCGCGATCAATCCGGTAGTGATAACGCGTCTCGGACTCCGAATTGGAGGACAGGAGCCGGACGACTACGTTATTTTTCGCAGGCTTGTCGGGCACCTCGTATTTCAGCGCGATCGAAGGTAAAGCCGCCTTTATAAACTCACCCACTGATTCTTGCTCAACGAGTGCGGACAACGTACCACCTCCGTTAGAAACCTAGTTTCTGGACTTCCGCTTTTACTCCGTCTTCAATGTCTTTTAGCCACTTTTGTTTATGCTCATCTGCCGGACCATCTATAAACTTCGCAACAGTGCCAGGAGTTGTCGGATTCTTGATGTCGCCTTTTACGTCGTGAATGTAGTAAGCGTAATTAAAATTCGGCCACTTGGGCGTACTTTCCATCGCAACGGCCGAAATCTCACCGCTTACCTCACTGTTTCTCTGCCGGACTTCCGTGCTAATACCGCGCCGTAACGTGCCTTTGTCTAAAGGAGCACCGTCTACTGACTCCGCTTTCCATTCGTCCATAGCATCGTACATACCGCGTTTGGTCGCGGCGAATACGACCTCAGGCGTTCGCCTAATCGCGTCCTTAAATGCCCGCATGTCAAATTCGAATTCCATCGTTACAACGCCACCTCCGTTAAGATAGGCTTACCGCCAATACCACGTTTAATCTCAATCGCTAACGGACTATACTGACGTACTCTTCCGAGCTCGTCGGTGAACTCGATCCGGTCGCTGATCGAAATAGGTGCTAATCTGTCGCAAAGTACCTGTGCAGAGGACACGACTTCTTGCGACGTAACGCCGTGTACACCGCCCTGATTCGTCTGTGCCCGGACAAGCTTCGTCTTCTCCTGTATCCGGCAACGTAACGAAAAAGGATCGCCGTATACCGGTCGATCCCATTCGTCTGTCTTCGGATTGCTCTCGTCATCTAACAACGCAGGGTAAACCGTTATTTTGTTGTGCATCGGCACCATAGGCATTTTTTATAACACGCTCCATCCTACGCCGCGATTTCCGAGCTTCACGTCGTTTTCCGCCCCGATTAGTTCACGACTTATTGGCGGTATCAGATCGACTAGTTCTCTCGGCTTGTCGCGGAATGTAAAGGACGCTACGCCAGATAGCGAAAACGCACTGACGCCGTTATGGGCTTGCCGTAATGTGTCGTTAAACTCCCGGGCCAATACTGCCGCAAACTCATATACAGCCGCATCCGGTACTGTATACTTCGGATATGCGGACGCTAGTGTACGTGACGCGACGTTAATTATCCGTTGTTTTCTCGCTTCGTCACAGTCCGCCCAATCCTCGATATCAATAACATTCACGTCAATATAATCGTCTGCGGCTTCGATTGATAACGTCATAGGGAAACACCTCCGTTTTTATTCGGAGGCTTTGCCGCGTCCCTTTTTGGCGGGCTGTGCGACGGGTTCCTCCGTATGTGTTACGTCATCTGTACGCACGATCCACGCAGGGACCAACGCGTCTAACATAGCAATTTCGTCTTCTTTTTCGGTTGAATACGTACCGAAGAAATTAAACTTGACGCGGACATCGCCGCTATCAACTTCATAGAACGGGGATGCTTTATAATCAGCCATTTGTTACCTCCTTACGATACCGATGTGGAGATATTTTCGAGAATTGCAATCTTCTCTTTTGCGTTCTTTACCTTAACGCCGTACTCACCACGAATTTGGCGAGCTACAAAGTCAGCTCCCGGTACGCCCGCATCTACATCGTACAGCGCACGGCCTTGCAACGGATGCATCGACAAGATAGTTCGATCGAACAGCGCTACCTTATTTTTCGGGAAGTTCGGATCGACAATAATCGTTGCTTCACCGCCACCTACGATGTCAGAAACGAACGTGGAGATACGGTGTCCAGTCGTGGTATCTTGACGCTCAGTGCGAATTGTATTAGATGCTAGCTTTGAGATTTGACGTGCGCCCGCAGTGTTCGTAAGAATCGTGTTAACGTTACCGCCGCGCAAATAGACTTCCTCCATTAAATCGTTGATGACCTTTGCGTCGATCTCTTTGCCGCTTAGGTTCTTTTTAGCAGCGCCCTTCTTATCCGCGTAATACAATAGACCACCGCTCATGCTCGGTGTACCCTTGTTACCCATAATTTTACGACCGTAGATCAGAGTATCGTTCATCTCGCGGGACATCTCTTGCAAGCGTAACTCAACCTGGTAGTTTAATTCGTCAGTGACGTTGTGGGTACGAACTGCCATTTGCGTATTGGAGACGGATGCGTAACGCTCATAGATTTGCGTGTAGTTGTCATCAACGTAACGATCGTGACCCTCGTCTTGACCTACGCCAGCACCTTGTAATTGTGGACGAGCTACGATTCGGAGTTCTTCTCCGGCTTTTAGAGCCCCCGCCGTAGTACCGTCAAATCCACGAATTACTGTTACCTCATCGCCAGCAACGGCAGTCACTTTCATGTACTCTTCGCCAGCCACCACGATTGCATTGATGCGGAATTTCTCACCGTCACCATCGTTTACGACCAATTGGGCATCTGTAGCCGTAACATCTGCCTTTACGTTGGCGCGGTTCGAGTTGAGGTTATCTGACATCCACTCAAATTTCGTCTGCGTTAGTGGCTCGCCATTTAAACCTACCAAACCTAATAGAGTAGGTGCATCGTTGATAATTAGATCAATACCTGCTGATAGTTCACGTACTTGGTCTTTAAAATCATAAGTAAATAGCATTAATGGGATTCCTCCTTGTTTTTGGGTATTAAAAAACCACCGTTAATAGACCGGTGGTGTAGTTACTTACGTAATTGACTTAGCTTATTGGACAGTTCTAAGACTTTACCAAAGTCTTTTTTCTTCTTTGCTTCCTCTAGTTGTGCTTCGAGTGTTTTAGCTCCCGTTTCATGACCGTACCCAGATGGTCCGCCAATCGTACTAGGCTCCTTTTTGGTCTGCGCAATAAGAAACGGTTTAGTCTCAACTAAAGACTGTATTACGCTGTCCATCCCTACCACATTGCCAGATTCATCGAACGTTACTTTAGATAAATCAGTTGACGCGAGAATGTAGGCATCGTCGATATGAGCAATATTCGCGCTAGTTGCCGCAGTAATAAAAGCGTTACGAATTTTCTCCTGTCGGTACTTTGCTTCTATTTCGGCAACACTCTGCTCTAGTGTCTGTTTTGCTGCGGCTTCCTTCTCGTAGTCTGTTTTCCATCGCTCGATCTCGGTCATCTCAGATCGCTGTTTTTCTTCTTGTTCTCGTTCGTAATCCGCGAGCTTGGTTTTCAACTCGTCGTAATCAGCATACTTTTCCGATTTCTTACGTTCACGTGCGATTCGATCCGCAACAATCTTATCTAGTTCTTCCTGCGTAAAAGTTTTTGGTGTTTCTACAGGATCGTCGGTTGGTGGCGTTTGATCCTCTGGGGTATCCTCCGCAAAGGTTTGCAACTTCATCGGAAATAAAAGTTTAAGCGTGTCAGTCATTCGTTACCTCCCGCTTAAAGCCCGTCGGCTATATAGTTCCGAAAGTTTTTCGCCATTTCGTAAGGCCAAACACTATTCCGGTGTCCTAACCGGAGAGACTAAGTGACGACAGCGAGGATGAAAAATATCACGTCGTCCTCTTAAATCTTCAAGATACGGGTAATCGCCGGGCGCATCAGGCGTCAGCTTAACGATCCGACCTTCCCAAAGTCGACAAGCATCTTTTGCCCCATGTCTCGAAATCCTCCCGTAGTATACTTCGCGTGCAACCGCCTCATTTATCGTTCCTTCCATGTGTGCAAACATCGTTTTAGTACGGGTCACCATGTCGACGTAAACTTCCGGCTTCCAACGTCTTCCCGCTGCGTCAATAATTCCGGTGCTTAAGGAGTCTCCTAAAGTCTTACGGAGCCTTGCGAGTATGTCTCGATTGATCGTCCGCCTACCGTTTACTCCTTTCGCCATGTTTGCCCGCATAGATTCTGCGGTTACCTTACGCACAGCATTTCGTACCCTTCGTTTTACGTTTTTTGTCACCGCAAGTAGGTCCTCTTGCGTATCCGCTATTACAGCGTTAGTCATTGCCTTGTTCATTCGGTTGAACCTCGCAATAGAACGAGCCTCCTCGATCGTTGACGCGGCTCCTAGCACATAGATCGCGTCTGCTATCCCGTTACTGGCCGCTAGAGGTATATTGACTCGCACCCATTCCGCAGATTCTTTGTCCAGCGCCGACAATATGCGGGCGACTTCGCTTAGAGCTGCAATCCCGTTGTCCCGTGAAATCGACGTGATATCAAGCCGGTCTAGCTCACGGAATATGTCCTCCACGGCTTGCTTGTATGCGCGAACTAGTTTCTCAGTTTCGTAGTCGTAGTTGGGCATCGGTGGTTGTCGCATTACTCTTCGCCACCCTCATCATTAAAAATGGACGAGCCCACCGTTCCGTTTGCGGCTTCTTCGTCCTCCTCAATTCGAGCTATAATCTCGTCAGCTTTTTCGTCATCTACTTCGTCCATATACTTAATCGCGGAACGGACATCAAGGGTAGGCTTGCCTCCGGTTCTCAATGACATAGTTTCCGCAATCTCTTTCTCATCACGAGGTATACCGTCCTTCCAACGAATAGTTGGGTATGCTGGTGTATACGACTCGAAACCCTCTACGCCATCATTCGCAAAGTTCTCTAGTATTTGCGATGAGTACAACGCGTCACGAAAAGCACGGTCAACGTGCGCTCTAATCCGTTTAACCTTTGATAGAATCGGCATAAAACGTGACTTTATCGCTGATCCATCGGTATGTGACGTTCCGGTTCCGCCTTTGTCCTCCGCTAATGTCGTACCGAATAGCCACTGCGGGGTCTCGCTCATCTGGAATACGATGCCTAGTAAAACGTCTAGCTCCTTGAAGGCGCCGTCTAACTGCGAATCCCACGTCATGTACCCGGGTGTAACCTCCGTTTCAGCTACGGGAATATAACGCCCACTGAATCGTACATCAGGCTCACCTAAATCGGGCCCGTACGCAGTTGGGTCGCTATGTTTCCACAGGATGTAGTCGATCTGAACCAGCCTATCGTTAATTGCGGCCAGTACCGACTCTATCTTTTCGATACCGCTACTTCCACGCCAGTCTGTATCAGTAGACTTGTATGGGATGTGATAGATTGCCATGTGAGAGAGACCCGTTGCAACAATGTCTTTCTCGCGTCCTGTACTTACCGCGTCCCCAATGGTGAACGTTTGGATAGGCGCATCATACCTCGTATCTACCGATTTAGGATGTAGCCGGAACCTCTCGTAGATTATGGCCCCCGGAACGTGGCGCTCGACGTTAAGGTAGGGAGTCTGTGTTGTCTTCGATCCCTCTACGATTGACTCTATTAATCCGTTTGTTTCCGTCACCCACTCGACCCATGCTATATTAATCGCCTTGAATCGTTTTCGCGACCCTTTCGATAGCTCCGGAAAGACGTTCGATGGATCAACCGCTTCGATAATAGGCTCAGGTTTTACTTTGATCTTGATACCGTCCGGTACTTCCGATAAATCCTGCCTTGGAGCATAGTACGTCTTGATGAACGCGTCTCCTCGAATCCCTGCACCGGTAACTATCTCGTGACCCAAAACGTTCAAATCGTTCTCCTCAACGATAGAGGTCAGTCGTTGTTGCTCGATGGAGGAGTCTGGTAAGCCGGATTCATACGATGGAGGTTCACCGAACATTAAATCGGCCGGCTTCGTTAGTAGCACGTCCATCAAGTTGACCGCGATATAGAGCTTAGACAATTGAGGCGCGTGCGGCGTATCCTTTAGGATTTCGGTTGCACGTTCGAGTACTTCCGCTTGCTTGCCGTCGAATATCTTACGACCGCGATAGTATTTGGACAGACGTTCAATGTCGCGTGAAGGTGGGAATTGCGCACCTGTGACGAATAGTTTAGTGATAAGTCTCGACCTCCTTTCTACATATATGCGGGCTTGTCTGTCACTCGTTTTCTACGCAGTTTTGCCGCGTCATACGCCATATGCAAGGCATCTGGACCATCATCGTGATTATGATTCGGGTACATTTCGAACATTTCGATCAGTAGACGTTGGTCTCTCTTAAACCGAATCTTCCCACTCTGAATATCCGGTAATAACGATTCAATGCGGAGTGCTTTACGCATGCGTTGCTTGATTTCCTTCAAGCGTCGGTGCGTAGGGTATCCTTTTCTCCGTAATTCTTCCGCCAGTTTATGTGCGAACCATTCTTGCGCCTGCTGCGCCTCTACCGCGATTCCCTCATATTGAAACTGAAGTGAACGATTAACAACTTCTTGCAGCAGAATGTCGGGATGTACTCGTTTAAGAAACACATCTAACACGTAACAAACACCCGTGTCACGATTACGGCCTATTGTAATAATTGCGGAGTAGTCGCCCTTCTCCTTACCCATCGCGAAGTCAATTCCGCAGTAATAATCTAACGTCAGGCCTTGCATGTCTTCTTCCGTATAGTACGTGAATGTTTCGGGATTAAAAATCTGCGACTCCTCATCGACCGGATTGCCGAGGTACTCTTGGTTAAACGCCCGTGCGCCCATTGCCTCCCGTTTCTCCATGAAAAACTTATAGGTGTAGCGCGGCCATAACGTTTTAGTTCCTCGGAGCATCTCGTCCTTATTCGCTTCATAGAACGAGTCGGCGTTCTTCTTCGCGTCGGGATCGTCTTCGTTGTAAGCCCTCCGCCACTCTTCCCACAAATCCTCGCGTTCTGTCCACGAAAGAATCGCGGGAAACTTACGCGAGATAAAATCCTTACGCTTCGTTAATACGTGATTAAGTAGCGAATCGTAATGTACGATCGTTCCCATGTAAACGCATAATCCGCCGAAACCGAGCGCCTCCAACATCTCCGAACGGAACCAATGCAAATTCTTCGCACGCAATTCGGGAGTGTTCGTGTTCTCGCCGGATTCTAAGTCGTCGAGTATAAATAAGTCAGGTCGCGCCGACCCGTGACGAAGGCCGCGCATCTGCGTCCCCATGCCCTTCGCTTCTACTTTCGTACCAGTTGTCGTAACGAATTCGTACTTGTTATCCGTACCGTTAAGCGATTTTTTCTCGTGGAGCAATTCCCCGAAATCCTCACGTAACTTTTGGTTAAAAACGAGCTGATTACGCGCCCACTGGATAAAGTCGCCGGCCACATCGGTTGTTTCCGATATCTCTACGATATAGCGCTTGTGTCGATAAGCCGCGTTCTTACACAAATAACCATTAGAAAGATACGCTGTTTTCGCATGTCTACGGCCTACCGACCAAGCTACATTTTCCTCGACGTTACCCTTCGTGATTTCATCGAGAAGTCTGCATAGTTCCCGATGGAAATCGGCCGCATCTTTATAGTCCGTACCCGCCGGTATTAAATTGTCTTGGTTACCGGGGTTTCGCGCCTCCGAAAAGTATTCGTACATGAAAAGTAACATGTCGTATTCGCACGCATGAACCCGCTGGAGCTTCGTTAGCTCCTCGTCAAGTAGCTCCCACTGATCAACGTCATAGTCCGTTAAATCGCCTACATCAGCCAGCCGCTTATATTGATCAATGAGTTCGATACGACGGTCGATTTCGAGTTGCCGCGCCGGACGATCATGCCATTCACCATTGAGGAACGCCAATTACTCGTCACCTTCCCTCTTCAACGAGTCCGCACGTTCCTTCAAACGGGCTAGACGGTCTTCAAGCGACTGAACTGTAGAGCCATCTTCCGTTTTGACCTCCTGACGATCGATAAGGAGTCCACCAAATTTATAAAACAGCTCAATCCCTTTCATTGAGCCTTGCCCTTTAAGCGTCATGTCCAGATGTTTCTCCATGATGTGCGGAAGGTGTGACATAAACGCGTCTGCCGATAACTCATTCGTGTACGCAATAAAGTCACGATTATGATGCCGCCATTTATAAAGAGCACTAATTGAACATTTCGCCTGCTCTGCAATCTCGTCGAGAGTTAAACGCCCTTGTTCGCCATCATCGGGATTACGCGGTAGGAAGTTGTTAATTGCGAGTAATTGAGCTGCCGTTATTTGTTCACGGGTTAATTTCGCTTCTAATTTACGCAAATCTTTCGCCATTATATCGTTCTCCTTTCGTTAGGATGCGTTGTGATATTCGAAACGTTCACGTTTTCTCGGTAGGTAAAGACGACCACAATCACGATAAAGCCACTTGCCTAATCGGTAGATATCTTCTTTACCTGATACATAAACGCGGTAGTACATTGTCTTTCCGGAGCAGTCGATCACCACTCTTGTGTTGAATCCACGGTCGCTTAGTACGTCAAAAAGCCTCTCCGCAAATAACGGCGAGGCTGAAATAACGCTCATTGTATAACCTTTATGATGAACCCATCCGTCGCCATCAATGACACCGCGAAGAAAATGTGACATTAAATCATCGGGGACATTGGGAAACGGAACTACAAGTGATTTTCGAGAAGAGATGCCGAGCTTTGCAAGGTCATTCACCATTTCCGTACGACAGATATTAAGCGTGAATATGGTCGTTCTTCCACCGTTGTTACTTCGTTCAGTAACAGGATTGGTTGCGCCCATAATGTCCGCGATGGTTTCGAGGATGTGGCGTTCTTTTTGTGCAATCGTTATTTGATTTTGAGAGATGCACCCATCAGTAACGATAAATCCTAGGACATACGCCATTTCCGGCGTCCATCTCTTGAAAAAGTCTATGTTTACGTCGTGAATTGGAGTCTTACCAGCCCTGCGCATTTTTACTCCGTGCTTTACTAAGATTCGACGTATTTGACGGTCAGAAACCCCGGCATCTCGTGCTAGTGTTACCGACGATTCGCCCGCAAGGTACCGTCTTGCTATAACATCAGGCAATAGTTTACTTTTCGTTAATTTTCGTATATGTACCGTCTCCCCTTCACTTATTGACTCCGCATGAAATAAGAAAACGACCGTTAACCGGGGAGTCGCGGTATAACTGGCGGTAGCTAATCGCCAGCACGGTCGTTCTTACGTCATCGAATGTAAAAAGAAGCCACCGATAGGCACCCGGTAGCTTCCGTTTAAATTCGAGGTGTATTCGATTAGACCCGAAGGTTTAAAACTTGTAAGAAAACGCTCGGAATCTGACGGTGAAGGATCGTACACCCTCCTTGGGGGTATCCGTGAAATGCATAAACGTTGCATACGACTGTAACCGAATGTATGTTTGAGTCCGATAATATATCATCCGTAAACACTTGTTCGCACACGTAAACCCCATCGTTGTGCGATTCCCCATGTTAACCATCCGTTATAAAGTTGACATAATCGGGTGTATATCAATATCTAGTACGAACACAGGTTGAATACGGTCGTATAACGACTGGTTACGGTGAATACCGTATGCATCCGGGTTGATGTTTTCGGAAGGGTCTCGCGTGGAACGCTCGTGCGGATATTTTCGGGTTGATGTCACTGTTAAATCGGTACATATCGTTTCCGGTAGTCCCCGAGTTCCTTCTATATTATGACGCTGGTTAGCGCCGAACAGGAACGTGTACCGATTTGCCCAAACGTAATAATTCAAACTTTAAAAATTTAATAAATCAATGTATCTTATACAATATATTCCTAATAAAAATATAAACAGGCGGTGTGAAGTTTATGTATTTCAAGAGGTTTCAAATTATGACTGCGTTACGGATGTCTACCCGGGTGTTTATTGGTTTATTTGTAGGCTTTTTGATCGCTTATCTAACTCTTCCAGATACTTTAAAAGCACTGATAAGACTATCCGATGTGTGTGCAACAATCGTTCTCTTTTCAATCTTCTACGGCATCAAACAACTTCGAACTTTTACAAGTAATCGAAAGAAGATCGAAGCAATTGAAAGTGCTAAATCGGATTCGCACCCACTAGCCACTCTTAAGCAATTCGTATTATACTGTGAAGTTCAGCGTGATATACGTTTGAAGAAACTGGACATACTGAAATCACTATCCCCTATCCCAGTAGTAATATACGGACTAGGTGTATACCTCGAATCAAAGAAATTAATTGAGGAGGATATTTCTTTTGCGTATTTTTACATAAGTGTTAAGGAACTTGCTTTGTACTTCGGACTTTTTGCTCTTCTTATCTATGTATACCACTTTGTTACCGCATATAATGATTATAAGCAATTCTGTGAAGATTATATCCGTTATAAAGTAGAGGAAATACATTACGAGGAAATTTTATTATCTACAGAAAAAATAAGAAGACTTCCTAATGATTGATTTTTTGTGGATAAAGAATTCCTCAGCGGACAAGCCGCCTCGGTATCAATATCTTCTACCGCGTTGTAATTACTTCTATACTTTGTTCGCGATGAAAGATGATAGCGAGGCAACTTGTTTGCCGAAGCTCGGCGTTAGCCGATATCACACGTCTCTAAAGATAAAGAGAAGAAAATCCGCAAAAACCGCCTTCCGCCCCGCCATTACAACGTTATCCCCACTTTCAATAGGTGTCGTTTTGACCTAAGCAAACGGGGTAAAAGGTATCGTTTTGACCTAAGCAAATTTCTTCGCCTGCCGAATCCGGTGTTCCTCGAACATCCTCCGCACCACTCTCGTATACTCATCTTCGTACTCTTTCCGGAACATAACGTCTGGATGGACGAGATAATTCGTTGTCTTGCCACTTGTTGTCGTTAACACTACGCCTTTGTTGCGGAGTTTATTCACGAGCTCATATACCGTCTGTATATCGTGGCCCACTCGTTCAGCCAATTGCTCACGGTTCAAGTGACGGATGACCTCCGGGTTCTCCTCGTCTGGATTGTCGCAGAGATAATACGTCTGATAGTGGAAGAACGGCAGTATCTTGTATAAGAAGCCGAGTTCACTGAGCGTGAGTTCCTCCGCAATCTCGCGAGCCTTCACCTGATATAACTTCGTAAAGGATGCGCCATCTATTACGTCGCCCATCGAATGGAAATCAACGCTAATGTAATACACGTTGGTGCGGCCTTCTTTTTCGCATGTTATGACGCCGAGCGTCTCTAATCGTTGTAGAATCGCCATAGTCGCTTTCTTACCGCGTCCTAATAGTCGTGCGATATCCGTCTGCTTTAACGGCTTGCCGTCCTGAACGAGCTTACCCTCGCTCTTAAAACGCAAAAACGGAAGCAACTTGATAAGTGCTCCCGCCTCTATTAGCGTTAAATCTCGTATAATTCCGAGTATAGCTTCGTGATAACACGCGACCCAATTTAACCCACGATAGGTCAGCTTCATTCGTTCGCGTTCGAAATGCTGACGGGTTGCTTCCCGTTGCGCATCCGTTTGTATAGTCACGTGAGAACCGTCTGGGATAAACGTGCCGAGCTCGCCTGTCTCGGGATGGTACGTGCGATCGAAAGTCGTACTCATACGCGACCTCCCCTTTTCCTCTTGTTCCGAAATATTGTAAACGGTCCACAACAGAACAGTGTCGGCGTTGAACCGAAACTAATGCCCCACAATAGAAGATTACGCCAGTCAAAAACTACCCGCATTCAATCGCTCCCCATTCCGTTATATTTACGCTCCCATAATGTAAACTAGCGGCCGATAACGTGGAGCGTTACGCGTTGAGAACGGTTCATGACGCCGTTCCTCGACCGCATCCTAGCGTACGTAAACAAAAAGAAAAACACCGGTGAATTACCGATGTTCTTCGTTTTGATTGCGTCACACATCTAAATTTCCGCAACTTTCTACAATGACTACTAAGTTATTGTTTTCGTCAAGTATGCGTTCAATGATATGATACTTTGTAATAAAGCCTGTATCGTTATATTTATTGATTACGTGGGTGACAAAAGAATCCGCAGAAATAAGTAATGACCTATCTGCATTCTCGTACTCACGAATCGAAAGACTTTTAGAGTCTATTTCGTAAAGAAAGGTTTTATTTTTAACTTTACTTAGCCTTAGCCATTCAATTTTACTATAAATATTTTTCCAATCATTCATGTCTGAACACCTCCTCTCGTCCTATTACTTTCGACATAGAGGCGGCTTGTTCCTCGTTAATTCCGAATATATTCCAGCGCTCATAGCCCGAGAGGTCGGATTACCAGCGCCAGCCACGTCAAGTGTACACCTCGACATGAATCCGGCTCCCACGAGACTAAGCGTAGTAGTAACTCCGTACTACTCTGGTCTGCGTACATCGTGGTAAATGCGGCTACTTACCAGCCGATTCCACCGTCATTAAAACGTTGTTTAGTCCAATCTGGCGCTGTCATATCGTACACTCCTTTACTTAGTGACCGGGATCATAAACATGCCCCGGATCCCCCGTATTGCAATAACGTTGTACCGCCCATTCTGATTCGGTCATATTACGTAGCCTCCTTCGATTTAGTAGCCGGGATTGTCGATCCAGATAACGATACCTTGTGGATTATCAGTCCAATTCTTATCGTAAATCATCGCGTTCCCTCCTATGATTAGTGGCCGGCGTCATCTAGCCATTCTGGATCAGTCATGTCGCGTAACCTCCTCATACTAATGGCCTGCGTCTCCGGTCCACTCGGGAGCCGTTTTCCAACGTGGGCCTGCGTCCCATTCCGGTTCTGTGCGATGCTTCCACTCGGGAAAGCTCTCGAAAACTATTTTCATTCTATCCACCTCCTCGCCTACACCTTTCGACAAGAAGATTTCTAATTCCTTCCAAACGTGCAAAAAGCCGCCGGTTGTCCGACGACTATTTGCGGTTTTTCACGGCTTGTACCAACGCGGCGATCGAGATTACCAGCGCTACCACCGCAATTACCAATGTAATAGTTTGCACGGTTCCAACGCCTCCGTTGACTATCGTACATAATCGAGGGTATGATTGGAATAAGATAATGGGGAGGGCAGGGAACCGTTAGGCTCCCGTACCCGTTTGTTGACCGACCTCTTACGCCGCTAACGTAAGGGGTCTTTACTTTAGGTTCCGACCGTTGTTGCTGTTTCGCCTGCCATTGCGATAGTTGACTATCGCGGTTGCCAAGTTTACCAGCGCGGTCACCAGAAGCACGACCTCCACCATTACCCGTCCTCCTTCTCATTTACTGGAAGGTATGGAAATCACACCCTCTATAAGAAGGATACCACGTTCCGTTAAACGTGACAATACATTTCGTGCTATTATAGTGCTAAATTGAGTAATGGAGTTGTTCGCGATGAAAATACATATTAAACTAGCCGATCTGCTCAAAGAACGTGGAGTCTCTCAACGAGAACTCGCACGTCTGACGGGTATACGTGTCTCGTCAATCAACGAAATGTGCAATAATGAAACGATACGGCTACCACTCGATAACCTTGCGAAGATATGCGAAGTGCTTGGCGTTGAAATTACGGATGTACTCGAACTTGTGGACGAACGTCTCTAGCATGCATAGATACGAAATCGCCCTAAACTGAACCCCTTACGCAATAAAATATTTCTTGATTTCGCCCGGCTTACAGTATTTTTCGTATTGCTCCCGTCTTTGTTTATTGCGGATTCGCGCGGTTTCATCCACGAATCGGTTTTCGTATGGACTCCGTTTCCTACGAGACGGCTTACGGTAGCTTTTGCCGTCGGTTCCCGTGTCTTGTACGATCGCCAACGAGGTCTCCCCGCCCATGCCGGAGCCTCTACGTTTATGCTTACCCTCTCGACGACGCGCGAGTTGTGTTTCGCTCAGGATCGGATACTCACTATGTGATCCTTTATGAGCGTTGGGATCGGTGAGTTCTTCGTGTAGTATCTCGTCTGCATATTTCTCTAGTTCGGCAGCAGGAGGACGGCCCCCCTGTGTCATGACAAAATGGTCGAGTGCTATTTGAATTCGACTTATTCGCGTTGTACGTTCCATCATCGTTAGGTCAATCATTAAGCCGCCTCCTCTATTGTTACCTCTCCGTAATTCCACCACTTAAACACCGCCGCAACCCGTCCGAGACCACTGTCAATAAGCATTCCTGCTCTCCGTTCACTGATCCCTACAATTCGAGCCACTTCTCTCGCCGTCATATCTCGTTCATACACGTAATACAACGCTTCACGTTCCCGATCCGTCAGCCCCGCCCGTTCGATCGCCTCCGCCAGATCAATCAATACGTCACACGCCGCGTAGTCGCCTCGTTCGAACCGGCTGGCCCGTAAATGGTGGATGTCGCGTAGAATCGCGTGTACGCCGTCGCGGTCGTTTAACGCGTATCTTACGGAAAGATTGCGGTGTCCCTTTTCGATATCTACGGCACATGCGCCCATTAAGCCGCCTCCTTTAGATGTGCAATCCGTTGGTTCGCGATATCAACGTACTTTGGCTCCGTTTCAAATCCGATAAATTTACGCCCGGCGCTTATTGCTGCTACCGCGGTTGTACCGGAACCCATGCAATTATCGAGTACGATATCGCCTGTGTTTGTGTACGTTCGGATAAGGTATTCGAAAAGGGCAACGGGCTTCTGTGTTGGGTGGACTGATTCGTTACTGCTATTAGCATTGCTGAATGTCAATAGATTTTTTGGGTACCATTTGTCATAGACCTTTTCTTCGAGATTTGATTTCTCACCGCCCATGATTTCGGTCCGTTTATATTCCCTAGTTTTTCTTTTCTCAATCTTGTCGGGTGGACGTTCAACCATGATCGGGTAGTAGTTAACCTTACCCTTGCCAAAAACACATATATCCTCGGTTTGCTGCATAGGGCGGTGTTTGGCTACCAAATGCCCCCTAGCTGTCACTTTGTCCCATACCCATGAATACTTAAACCCCATTGGGTTGCTCATCACCAACGCGCTTGTAAACGGCTGGGTTGCCGTCAATATGATCGCCCCATTGTCCTTTATGATACGCTTGTATTGCTCCCACAACGTTTCAAACGGAATGACCGTGTCCCACTTGCACCGGGTCGTCCCATACGGTAGATCGCACAAGATCATGTCGATGGACTTATCGGGAATGAGCGACATCCCCTCGATGCAATCACGATGATATATTCTATCGAGCTCGTACTCTCCGAGCATACGTTTTTCCATCATTAAGCCGCCTCCTTCCCGTGGTACACCACTACCATCGATGGAAACGGAGCTGAGTTCTTCGCATCACCGAATTTCAGTCGTCCTTTTACAAAACGGATCTCGCCCTTTCCGTATACGTAATCGTGGAACCACACAGTGTCTGTTCGGGCTGGTACGAGACACACGACCGTCGCGCCTTTCCGCGACTCTTCGTACGCCTTCTGCATCCATGCTTTTATCTCACGTCCATACGGTGGATTCATAAATACGGTGTGCGGTGCCCATCCTTGCACTAATCCATCATCTTCTTGTGTGTAATGTAACGTGCATTTAGCGTTCTCATGCGTTGAGCATGGGTCCAACGTAAAGCGAAACTCTCGGTCTAATTCTTCATAAAACGCCTGCGGTGTCGGCCATAAATCAGTTGCGGATGAAAACATAGCGTCAGTATTCAATCAAACCGCCTCCCTCAATTCGCGTATGAGATACCGTTAATAAACGCCTGCCTATCGCGCTTATTAACGGTATCATCTTCCAATCTGCCGTCGAATAACGTATACTATCGTTAAATAACGTTAATGATCGGAGTGATTACTATGTCTTTCGTTGCTCACAATTTTGCGGAGTCCCTCGAAGCTTACATTTCGGTAGACAAATTTAATCGTCTGTACCTTTCGTCCGCACTCCGCAGCAAGCTCGGTATTGTACCCGGCACGCCGTTCAAATGCCACGTGGGTTATGACCCGAAGACCGGCAATATCGGAATTGCACGTCCGGGCGAAGTCTCCGTCGATGACTCGGTACAGCCGGCTACCTTCGATGGTAAACGTTACTACGCGGCCGTAGCTTCCTTTGTCCGTAAACATAACGTCCCTGTCGGCAAGTACCTGTATATCGAACGTTCTAACAATTGGTACGCGTTCCGTCACAAGGAGCTGGAAGAACCGGTTTCACCCAGACGTGGCCGTAAGAAATCGTAAGTAATTTCCGTTGAGGCGGCGTGGCGGCCATCCGTGTAGCCAGCACGGTAGCCGTCCGCATATGCCTCGAGAACATAAGCAGGCCAGTCGAGTACGAACGGGTCTACTTGACGATTAGCTTCACTATCTCGAATACCCAGATCATCATTGCAGACACAAGAAGTAAGAATTCGATCGGGTTCTCGTTTGCAAACTTCCACATCAAACCGCCTCCTTACGCATAATTTCCCGCATCACACATTCAATATGCTCCCATAAGTCAAGGACTGATCCGTCATTATACAGATCGTAATCCACTCTGAACCAGTCGATATACTGCTCGGTCTCGTGATAGAGGTCTGCTTCCGTAAAGGTATCGCCAGCGTCCTCCATTCGTTTTAGTCGCGTCCCATCTTTGGCATTAATACGGATAATAACGAATCCTTCATCGCGTAGACGGTCGTACTCGTTCATCTGGCGGAGGTCTGTAATTACTACGTCGAAAAGATGTGCTCGATTCACTTCGCGCATGGTTCGTTTAATCCATACGTCGGGATCAATCGCTCTCATCGCCTGCCCCACGCCTTGCAATAGCGCACGGGGCTTTTTGCCATTTGCGACTTGTTCAGGGAATAGTTCGTGGCATATACGTTTGATGCCGTCACCGAATGCAAACGGTACGAAGTCGTAATGTTCGACTAGGTAGGCCGCGACCGTATCTTTTCCACTTCTCATCCGACCACAGATTGCTATTTTCACACTGACCACTCCCTAAATTACTTGATTACTTTGAAAAAAGAAAATATAATAAGCTTGTTTATTAATTACAAATAATGGAGGAAATCCAAATGTTATCCAAAAATTTAGTCTTGCTTTACTAAGTGCTTTTTCAGTTTTTACTCTAGCGACGGGGGTAAGTGCAGAGGAAAGCGTAAAACCAACTCACTCAATTCAATCTGACTGTGAAACTCAATACATCCTCTTAAAGAAATCTGATTATAATTACGTAATTCCAAGTGAGGTTATCTTTTATGGAAATGTGAAGTTTTATTTACAAAGCTATCGAGACAGTGAATTACACGAAGGCTACTGGTCAGCTACTTATAGCACATGCTTAACCGGTAAATAAGCGAGACTACTTACAAGCTCTACCTCTTGGTAGGGCTTTCTATTCGCGGGAGTCGTCAATAATCTCTACGTCAGTAACGCTAACGTGCTGGTAATACCCGTCCTTACTACGGTTTGCATCTGCTGTTCGCTTACCATAAACCTTAAGTTCCCCTACAGGATTACTTATGTCTTTCACATGACCGATATCTCCGACATCATAGTAGTGGTGAAAGAATTGTTTACCTACGATTACTACAACGTCTCCTACGCGTGCCTCCGTAGGTTGCGGTGCGTTCAAGTAATCCGTGGGCACATCGAGTCCCAACGCACGACGTAGCGCAATAGCCTTGCCGATATGGACGTTGAAGCAGTCGTCAGGCGAACATTTGGCGATTCCGCGAGCGAATACCCTTTCCGGTGTTACTGCGCCGCGAAGTAAGCAGACTACGGTTCTCCTTTCCTTATTGACGATAAACTCCGCAGTCGTCCCGAGACGTCCCTCAAGGAGGTAAATGTCATCGCGTCCTCGTAGCTTCGAATTAAATACGTCGGTCATATCAGACCTTAACTCCACCAAGTCCGCCTTCGCTTGTTCCACGATCCCATCACGAGACTTGTTCGTCAGAGCTTCCGTTATCTCATCCCGGGTTTCCTCGTTGTTTGGCGTACCCACGAATTTCGCCAGCTCCGCCTGTACACTGTCCGCGATCGCTTTAAGGATTTCGGAAGGAGACGATGAGGCTACGTTGACGGTTAAGTTTACCGTGATGTTATTCGGGATCGGTTCGTTTATTGGCGTTATAACTACGTATTCGCGGTGAAAGATAGGTCTGCTATGTTCCTTTGTGTTGACGCCATCTAACAGCGTTTCTTTGACAGTTAGGACGTCCCCGTTTTCGTATACGCCCCTCGTGTATCCTGCCGCGACGATTAGAATACGTTCGCCGACCTTAGCCTCTCGCTTCTCTTCGCGATAACGTACGCCATCAACGTGAACTACGTTGGTAGGCTCGAGGACTACGTAATTCTCTAAGTGTAGGTAACGCATGGTTTGCTCGAATTCAACTCGGGTGTGTCCGTTTTTGTGTCTCCTAGTTACAGTGCCTACATCGCCGAATTTGTAATAGGCTGAATCCCTTCGCGTAACTTTCACTAGCTCTCCGGCGTTCGCCTCACGTTTAACCTCGCGATACTCACGATTAACTCCGTTATCATCCGTCAAAATAGTTACATTCGTCATATACCGATCACCCTCCGAAATTTTTATTTAGGCTACGTCAAAGTACGGCGCTGTCCACGGCTCTGCTTTCGTGACTTCTCTTCGTAACTTCTCGGCTAGTTCCGCAATCTCCCACTGACTACCGCGACCATTCCGTCGTTTGCCGTAAAAGTCGAGCAAGGCCCGGAGATTCGCGGTCATAACTAGACTGGTTGCGGCCGCGTTCGGAAGTACCATTCGGGCGTCTTCCGGTGGGACTCCGGCGCGACGTAGACGGTCGTATACCGATTGGATGTCACGCATAGCTTCTTCGTACACTTCGGTTGCGGTCACGTTACGGCAGATAGGTTCGCCGGTCGCCTCGTCAAACCCGACCATCCTCCTTGTATCTGTTACCTTTCCGTTGAGTGAAGGCGGCACCACGTAATCAAATCCGCCAGTCTTATCGGAACTGCCCATTCGTACATAGCGCTGTGACTGGACGGAGTAGCTAAAGCCGACCCGATGACGAGTCAATTGCGCTAGGAGGGCGCGGGACACGCCCTCAATCGCGAATGTGAACGTGAGGTGTTCCGTAGTAGACGTATGGCCTGATCGTGTGATGTGGCGGAACAGGCGGTCGGCTTCCGTTCCTTCTTCGCCGTCGGATGCGGTCTGGCCGAAGTACTTGTCGCCTTCGAGAACAACGATTTCAGACGGCTTGTTGGCGGAATAACACGTTCTGATCGCGGTGAGGGCTACGGCTTGGCCGTCGGTAGGAACTCCGCCTTCCAACTCAACCTCCCACCAAAAATCGTCTGCAAGCGCAGTGTGAGCGATTAATTTTACGGACATTTGCGTCTCTGCCATTACGCTGACACCCCCGTACTCCCAAATCCACCGTCTCCGCGTTCTGTCTCGCTTAATTCGTCCGCAACGATAAATTGCGCCTGCATCACCGGCAATATCAATCCTTGGGCAACGCGGTCTCCTTTGCGGACAATATACGAGCCTTTCTGGACGAATCCAATACCGTGAGGCACACATTTACCTTCTCCGTTTGTTGAGAGGTACGTCGTTGTTGCACCGGTACTTAGCTCGTTCGTATTATCGAACATCATTGCGACTTCGCCTCGATAGTCACTGTCGATAGTACCGATACCATTCGGCTGTCTAAGCGTTGTGTTATACGCGATGCCCGACCGCATGCACACTAACATGACGAAGCCCTCTGGTATTTCAAACGCGAGCCCTAACGGAACCTTCTTCGTCTCACCGGGCGAGATAACTACGTCCTCAACCGCGACAAGATCGAACCCGGCCGAGCCAGTCGTTGCGTACTGCGGAATTACTGCGTCCGGGTGCAGACGTTTGATTTTTACGGGGATCATTCGGTGCCCTCCTTAATAGATTCGTAAACTTCGAGAAGCTTTCGTTCAGCAAAATACAGACCAGCCTTGTAGGCTTTCGTTTCCAAGTCGTATGGTTCTCGCAGGTCCACTCGATGGTGCTCCTCGTGTAGCTTATAAAGTGTATGAAATACGATATCGACTAACTGTTCACCAACCGTGGGTTTTCCTCGTAACATTTCGATTAATTCGCGTTGTTCATTCGTTGGGCCGTAGCTCATCGACGTACCTCCTTAACAACGAATACCTTGCCCCGTTGCTCAACGATCTGGTATTTGTCGGTGTCAAATCGGGACATATCCGTTATAGTGACCTCATATCTTGGAGTTGCGTAATCTACCACTATGAAGCCAGTCCAATTGCTTAGGATTGCCGAGATTAGTAAAAACGTTATTCCCATAGATTCTCCGTTGATTAGACTGAAAAACGCCATTACTCCAAAGATCACAGCAAGCATCCCAAGGCATATCATGCCAACCAACGCTCCGGTATTTGACGCCGTACTCAGAATCTCCATCCCGCCACCTCCGTTTATCTAATAGGGCACGCCCCACCCTCGCATGAATCCGCACCCTCTAAATCGCTAGTTCCGTCCGTCTCGTACTTCGTTAGGATTGCCGGATCGAACGGCTTCATTTTGGCGCGTAGCTCCTCGTATTCCTCTTTCGTAATAGCCTCGTACGGCGCGAGCTGGTACGTACCCCCATCGAGTGCCAAGAACGATACGCCTACAAAGTCGTCCCATCCGTCCCACACCGTCTGCTCAACCGTTGCCCATTCGTCCGGCCTTACCGTAATCGTATTGGACGAATTGTGGTCGGTGTACGAACGCTGGAATCGGAAGTAAGTATCGAATTGACGCGTTGCGCTTACGTCGCCTTTCGTTTCTAACGCGCCAGAAGCAACAGGAAAGTCGATGACCAGCGTACGAGCGTTTGCGAGTCGTTCTGCTTGGGTGTCGCCCAGCGTACCTACCTCGGGATTCACCGTCCAGTCGAGCTCCTGTGCCACCTTAACGAGTGGATCGGACGCGTTAATACGGATACGTCGGATGTAGTACGGGCTGTGCGACCAATGTAGGCCGGACGATACGCCGCCAGCTAATTGCGAAATAGTGCCCTCCGGCTTGACCGTTGTCACGAGTAAGGGCGCGTTCACCCGCAGTTCCTTCGCATAGGACTCCGCCTCGTTATTCGCTACGATACCGAGAAGATCGAGTAAATCACGTTCCTGACGTTCGTTGTAGTTAACGGCTGCCATAGCGTCTTTCCATCCGGTTAGTGAAGTTCCGAGAAGTCTGTCACGTTGTTGGATCGCGTCCCAGTGCGGCAATTCGAGTGTTACGAGAGTCATTCGTAAGCCAGCGCGGGCAGAGCGTCGTTGGGCTTGTAGGAGTGCGGGGACATCGAGTGTATCGCCGCGCACGAACTGCATAACGTTGACCGTCGTTAAGTTGCAGACTCCGTATGAATCGAGCAGTATCTCAAAACATGGATTAACGCCCTCAGCATTCGGTCTTCGACGACGTGCCTCTTCCGCGTTCCCAAGGCCGGGTTCGCCCTCACCTTTCATAATCTCGAAGACCAGATTAAGCATCTCTCGCGACGGCTTTTCCTCGAACCATACGGAGTTATTCGATAGCCTCCGATGGTCAAGCCCGAATCGTCCGTCCCCTACTTTCGAGATAGAGTCGAACCACTTCGGCTTTTGCCCGATGGCTTCTAGCATTTCGCCTACCTTACGGTGATGTGCGAGTTGATCTTCCGTCCACACTCCGTTAATTCCGTACTTTGCGAGAAGACACTCGTAATCGTCCGCGTCAAAGAGGAAGATTTCGGCTGTTCGACGGACGCCCCCAACCACAACGTTAGCTCCGATAAGATTGCCGATATCGAGGATGTGAATCGGACGGACGCGCTTATAATCCGTCTCATATCCTTTTGGGGCCATAAACGGCGTGGGAATATTATTTGCTAACGGAGCTAATGTCGGGTCAATCTGATTCTTTAGTACGCGATCGATTCCCGCAAACATCTCCGCAAGGGGTTCATGCCCTGATGCCGTTCCACCGAATCGTTTCAGACGTTCACCTTTCGGACGAACTGAGTTGTACGAAATCTTAATCGTGTGGACACTCCGGTAATCTGGCTTCGTTAAAATATCAAAATAGGCTCGGAGGGCTTCGACCCATCCTTCTTTACTGTCGCCTACGTAGATTTTCACGTAGCCGTTATCAAGTTCGGTTACCTTCGTTCGTTCCAATCGTCTGCCTACGGGAACAGGTTCGTAAGGCGCGTTGATTAACGTTGTGTTTGTGCGGATAGGCGCTAGGCCTGCCGCGAACTCCTTCGTACACTTGAATCCGACGCCTGTGCCGATCATCAATAAGTAGAACAGGTCGCCTAAATCCGACCACGATCGAATGTTAATGAAGGAGCAATTGAAATTCGAGAGTGGGTACTTATCCGCGATCCCACTTTCGGCGCCTCCGACCCACAACGTCCTCCCACTCAGGAACTGACGTAGATTGAACATCTCGTCGAAGAACGACTCAGCTTCGGCCTGCAAACTCGCGTAAGGCACCGTATAACCGATCTTTTCGTAATGCCTTGCCGCGAGACCGAAGTTGTACTCCGTAGCCCTGCGGCACGTTTCTTTCCACGTCTCACGGCAGCCGATTTCGGGTAGCCACCGTGAATATGTCCGGTAATATACGAACTTGCCGAGCTCGTTCATGTGTTCGGGAAAGTCCGGGTACTTCCCGACGAACTCATCCGTTAGCAATTGAGTCAATCCGCGTCATCTCCCTTTCGATATCGTTTATCGCGTTAATTATCGTTTGCCTGCGTAGTCTAAGCGTTAGACATCTTCGTTCACTGACGTTTAAGCTCTCGTTTACATCATCTAGCTCCTCCCGTAGGTAACGGAGTGATCGTTCGACTGGTTTCTCGTCGTACTTATTCATCCGGTCAATGTTCGCAGCAATCGAAGTAGTGCAAATAGCAAGACTGAGTGAACAAACGGAATACCTACGCCTGAAAGAGCAAAAATGTAATACACGCCAGCGCCACCTAGTAAATATACGCCTGCAACGATTACTGCCCAAAATATGAAGAGCCCCAGCTTAGGCCAACTCATCTAATCTCTCCTTTACCATTGAAATAAGGTAATGCAGATATAAGCAGCTACGGGAATTGCAATGAGAAATGATGCAAGTCGTCTCCCACCTGAAGCATAATTGGTGGCAATAATTCCTACGATAGCAATGATATACATAATAAGAGAGTACCAACCCAGAATCTGCGTTAACATCAAACCGCCTCCTATTCTTTGCCGTTTTCAATTACCTCTAGCACCTTTCTAGCCCATATCCTATCTTGCTCTTTGACCTCCTCCGACAAGTCGCTATAGGGAATCCAATATGCCTGCCATCTCTCCCTACGTTCTAGTGACACCTCAGGCGCGACTGATTTGGACCACTTAACCCACTGTTCGTGTTCTAGGTCTGCCAGTTTTTCTATAATCTCTTTTGTCAAAACACTCACCTCTCCTCATCTAATCTAAAAATAAATCGACCCGCAAAATAACTAGCTATTAACACGGCGATAACCACGGGAATGCCTATTAGAAGCGACCCAAATACCCAAGAGGCTAGGCTAACCATCATGAAGACCACGAACCCAATAGCGATTAAGAACACTATGCCTACTAAAGTAGCTATGAGATGGTATGCCGCCATTAAACCGCCTCCTCAACGTCTATCAATTTATTCGCGATAAGATACGCCAGCACCACGGCACACGCATCGCTGTCATCGTAGCCAGCCGCAAACTCGTAGTCTTCCGGCAATCCTAGTATCTTACGTACACTTGCCGCGACCTCGCCCTTCTCCGCCTTGCCATTGCCGGTGACCAACCGTTTCACAGACGTTGGGCTAATCTCGTCAGTCACCGTGTGCCCATATCGTGCCAATCCTTGGTCAACGGCCGCCCACGCACCGAACACGCCTTGTCTCGCCCTTTTCGACCGGCCATCCGTAAAGTCTTCACGTATGATTGCGGTGAGTGGTCCGGCATCGTGAGCAACTGCTACCGTCTTGGCCTCGATGTATGCGAAACGTTGGCCATCCGTATGTGTCGTAGATGTTACGAGGGACGACGCGTATATTAGCGTAGGCACCCGGTTCACTACGTCTATCACCGCGAATCCGGGGTTCATCGAAATGTCCAAACCGAGATATCGTTCCTTTTTACGAGTAGCCATCGGTCATCCCCCTTTAAACCCAACCCTCTCGAATTTCTCTGTGGGTGGCACTGATGTGATATCGCGCGGATTCTATGCCGTACTTTCTTGCAATTTCTTTTGCGATGGCACCTTTTTCCGCGGCTGACCTCGCGGCTAACCCTGCGTAATGTTTAGAAAGTCCGTCGTAATACTGGTACTCTTCGTCTGCTCTCGCTAGCTCCTCAGCTTCTTGTTGAGTAATAGTGGCTAAAACGTTTCTTCTTTCCATAATTACCTCCGTAAGCCCGCTGCGGTCTCTAAATGACGCGCATAGTCGAGCAGATTATCGTATATCACATCGCCGTCCTCCGTATGTAGCTCGGAGGCTAAACGGCGGAGGTCGCCGGACACGACCGCCATCACCGTTTTAAGCGAGTCTACTTCGCGTTCCAATTCGTCATAATTTTCGATCATGTCGTGAGAGACTATCGGCATTAGGCGGACACCTCCACTATTTTCGCCCCGTAAGGTACGTACTTCAACGGCCGATCCGGAGCATTTACGACCACATTCCGATAATCAATACCGCGATAGTCTGCAATCGGCTTTAGCTTACGGAAGACCTCGATTGTGGCGAGCACATCGTTCATTGCGCGATGGTGTCCGGTCAACTCAATGCCATGTCGGGCACATACGTCTTTTAACGAAGCTGACTCCGTGGGCGCTACGAGCTTGGCGAGAGCACGGGTGCAGACGAACTTTTCAAGGAACATAACGCGTCCAGTAACAAACGATAGGTCGAATGGGGCATTGTGAGCAACGACCGTAGTATCAGCGAAAAATTTACCTAACGCACTGGTAGCGAAGAAACTGTGAGTGCCTCCGTGCAAATCTCTCTCTGTGATACCCGTCAGTTCCGCGATAAAGCTTGATAATTCGCGCCCCTCATCGAGCTGCACAAACGTCTGGAAACGTCCATACTCGCGTTCTAAGTCCGTCCGGATTGCGGCAACTTCGATAATTTGATCGTTCTCGTGATCAAGCCCCGTCGTTTCCAAATCAATGAACGTGTAAATTTCGCCCATCAAGCCGCCTCCTTCTCAAGTATCGAAGTGATTTGTTCGAACGCATCGATATACGACCGTTTCTTCCACTCTGGCATTCGTGACCTACGCACCATCGCCACTTGTCGTTTCAATTCATCGTATTCTTCGGCACTCAACGAAAGGGCGCACGCTGTCTTGAAGTTGTTAAACGTCCACTTTTCGAGGTCAAGCTTCGGTGGCCGCCCCTCTTTCGATCGGACAACTATGTCCAACAATTCGTCCCGAAGCCCGATTCGGTCTTGATCCGTGATAGTCACGTGGAACACTCGTAAATCAGGCTTGGCTTCGTATTCTTTGTCCGTTAGAACCCAGTTTGCTTTAGACGCGTTCACATACACGATGAGGTAGTCGTCTAACGGTGCATCAGAAGTCCCGTACATTTCCGTATAGCCGACGCATTGAGCAACGTGCTTGGCTTCCGGCTCGGTCATCGAGTGTGGACTCGTCTTGGCTGCGGTTGATTGTTTCGACTTGATTTCGAGTCCTACGCGGCGTCCGTCTTTGTATCGGAGGATGCCGTCAGGCTTTCCGTAGAGTGCGAAACGCTGGCCGCCGTGGTCCATGACGTGTAGTTTCTGCGCGAAGTCCTCCCACATTGGTAAGCCGTCCGGTGTACGTTCGACGGTGAAGGGCGGTGCCTCCCCGAAAGTACGCTCGTAGTGCTTCTCGATGAATAGTAGATCGCGCTGGATTACGTCACCGATTGCGGTACCAATTCGGGTCCAACGTCCTTGGTGCGGCGGTCGGGACTGGATATCCTTTTTGGCACCGCGTAACTTTTCGTATAGTTCGCGTTTATCCGCGTTGGCACTAGACGGCGAAAAGTACGGTTGGGCCCGAAAGTTGAAAAACGGGCGGGTACGGAGGGCATTCGCTTTCTGTTCGGAAATTATAGCGTCAAGCTCGTTGTCCCAAACCTCGGGCGCAGAGTGCCATCGGTCAAGCATCGTTTTGAAATCATCGGCTAGTTGTGAGATAAAGCATCGTCCCCTTTCGTAACTTCTTCCCATTGGGTGATTTCTACAGTCCTTGTTACTTCTTCTACCTCAACCACATCGCCCCAACAACCATATTCATAGTGTCCAAAATAACTACCGGCACGCTCAACCTCAAACATAAAATGTTTCCCGTCAAGTGTCTTAAAAATACAATCGCACACGCTATATTTCCCTCGGTCTTCCCAAGAAGTCTCTTCGACCTTTTCGTAATCAAAACCACATTCATCGTCAAAGAATATAGCTAGGCGTTGTTCCTCTGTCGTCTTCATATCTACTCGTCCCCCTTCGATTTTGGTCGGCAATTTTCGAAGTCCCACTCTTCTGGCTTGTGTTCGTCCATCCACCGTTCCATTATTACAATGTCCGTAACTAGTGGAACACTTAGCGAAGCTGTTTTCGTCATGATCTCGTTGACTAATTCGATTGTTGCAGGCGTCAATTGCTCACGTGGAACCGAGATCAATATTTCATCGTGTATAGACGCATTCATTTCCCAACCTCGCGTCATACATTCGCGGGCCATTCGGTTACCGTTCATTTTCAGAATGTCAGCGCCAGTACCTTGTATAACGGCGTTAAAGGCTGCGCGTTCCCAGTAGCCGACGAGTCCCGATATTTCATATAAACAATCAAGCTCCGTTTGGATTTCTTTAAGGCGACGTTCCTCTTTACTAGAGCTGTCTTTGATCGTCAAATCACCGTTTATCGTAGACATACCGTTGCTTATCGCTTTAGTTGAAATCCTATCAAGTAGACGTTTACGTTCCGTGAATAACTGTATACGCCGACGCTCGATCCCCTTTTTCTCGTCCGCTACACGTTTATAGTCCGGGAATCTTCGTTTTCTTCCGCGTAGTGTTTCAACGTATTGGTCCCGTTTGAGGCCGGCTATAATGTCGTCAACCATTGTGTTAAATGACGGGAATGTACGGTCGAAGTTTTCGAAAAACATTTCCGCAACCTCTTCCGTTACGCCCATTTTCTTCGCGAAAGAACGCTTGGATTGACGGTAGGCTACCGCGAGAACACCGGTTTTCATAAGCTTACGTGGCTGAAACGAGCCTGTCGGATCGTACGCCTTGTCTACGCAAAACTCTTCCGCCAAACTAAACGTCATCATCGCCATAGTCGTGTAGAGGTCAACGCCATCAACGAAGATTTGTCGCATGGAGTTATCTTGGTATTTCTCGTACATGATGTGTGCCATGATTCGCGGCTCTATCTGACCGAGATCGGCGCCGATGAAGATAAATCCGTCGGCTGGAACAAAGCAATTTCGGACGCGATCGCCCTCGCCTTTAGACGGGAGGTTCTGTAGATTTGTACCGAGCTGTACCTTACGCTCATCTCCGATTAACTTGCGGACGATTGCGTGATAATTTTCGTCAGTTATTTTTAACGTCACGCGGCCACCTCCGTTTTGAACTCGTCAAGAATATCGATAGGCCGTCCGTTATATCCACTCGAACTATAGCGCCCAGTCGCCGTACCTCCCGCCTTAAATTCGGAATGCAATCGTCCATCCGGCTCTAGCGCGTTCGGAATCTTATTAACGTAAGTCGACAGTAGTTTCTCGTACGCGGCAACCGTTGCCAACGGCGCTAATTCTTCCTCGTCCTCATAGTACATTTCGAGTACATCTGCGGCAGTCGATCGAGCCTTTCCACGTTTTACGAGATGCGTCCTGTCTCTAATTCCAATATGATCGTAAATGAGATACGCGATATGATTACCGTTAGTCAATTTGAACTCAGCATCCTCTACGAATATTGGCGCGTGCTTCTCATCTGCTGGTAAGAGGTTTTCTGCGAGATACTTAGCTAATTGTTGTTTGGCGGCTGCATATCTTTTCAAATGCGTTTTACCCTGCGATTCTAAATCCGCAATTATCGCTTGTTGTTTTCTGATATTTTCATCGCGTTTGGCAATTCGTTTATTCTGCGCTTCGACCCAGTCGGCTACTTTCTTCGCGTTAATAGTCCGATCCATCTTACGGACGAACTCTGTATCAATACCGTATGTCTCGACCAATTGACTCCTTGCTTCCGTTAGCTTTTCCTCGAACTCAACCCCAAGTCCCCGCATCATTTCGAGATCAATTTCGAATCCGCAACGTGCCATGAATACGTCCGTCTCCGGTAACTTCGAGTCGATGTTCGCGTAACATTGAAGCAGACGGCCAGTCTTCGCCATCATTTCGAATTGCCACTCGAACAATTTCCATCCGTATAGAACGTCTTTAATCGCATAGATTCCGACCAGTTCGGTGTTGAACGGAGCTGGCGAGCGATTCCCGAACATATCATCGAATGTGTAGATCGGCCCGTTTACTCCATAGAACCGACCGTATTTCGCGGTCAACGGCTTTAAACCGTACGACTCTTCGTGTTCGTTCATGAGGTGCATCGCGTCTAATGTGTCCCATACACAGCCGTGAATCTCGTATCCATCATTCTGCGCGATATGTAAGTCGTACCGTGCCGAGCCCATATGAAACGTCTTGCCGTGTTCCGGGCGCGAAAGATACGGGGTGATTGCCGTCAGCACCTTCGACCGTGTAAGTTGCGGGTCACCCGGCTTGAACGGATGCGGAACGTCAAACCCGCTAACGTGACCGTACGGAAGGTAATATCCTTCGTTAAGTATCGGTAGCCATATCGAGAATCCTATTGATAAGTCGATGTAGGAATCTATACCCGTACCCTCGAAGTCGCCTGCGGTCATAGAATCTACGTCTAATATTCGGAAACGATCGCGCCAATCAACACGCTGCCGTCGGACTTCCTCTCGTAATCGTTCGACGAATGCCGGAAGCTCGCAGTCGTCCGTGAGGATAAAGTAATTTTCCGGCTTACTCGCGAGTACTTCCGCAATCCTCTCTTCGCGGGCCCCCGTGGCTTGCGCCGCCATGATACGGCGCCCCATTTCGAGGACTTCGGTTTTCGAGAGCTTCTTCTCCGAGAGCCTGCCTATCGCCCCGGAGAAGAATGCGGTCTTGGCTGTTTCGTAGATGACACGTTCCTTGTCGGTTAGTTTCTGAGCGCCGACCCGCGCCCACGCCTGCTCGATCGTCTCAGTTGCGGCAGACTTACGTTTAGTCGCGTCTACCACTCGTTGTTTAACCTCTGCGTCGGCTACGGTCGGTGAACGGAGTTTTAACGATAACTTTACGGTCAGAGCGACCGCCTCCTTTCGTTAGGATGGCTAGGCTACTCGTAAGTTTACGGTGGATTCTACCGGCGCGATGAGTTCTAGTTCTTCCGGTCTAGTCCACGTATCGTAGTCGCTATCCACAAAATCTGGCTTACTAAGACGGTAAGGCGATTCAACGCCGTCGCTTTGCTTGATAGTAGTGATGATTCCTACATGTCTGTTTAGACCGTGACCACCTGAGCGTCGTCCAAGGAATCTTACAGTGTCGCCCTCCTTAAACTCGCCAACCTTACGTCCGATTTCGGCCCATTTCGCCTCTTTGTCGGTTGCCTTCTCTAGTTGATATGGCTTCGCGTAGCCCCTACTTCCATTTTGCCTTTTAATAGTCACTCTATCATCGTCCTCGCGTAAGCCAACAGTATAGATACCGCCATCATCAAAACCTAACAGTGGAAACTCTCTTCCGCCGTTAACCAAACGCACCTTATCGCCCGGTTTAAACTGGTCAGCCGCGTGTTGGCGCTCGACCTCCGCAGTCACTTCCTCTTCTGTGGCTACCGTTAGCTCATCAATGTACGCATGCCAATACATGTACTCTGGAAAATCCACACGTACACTATCTCCTTTAACTAAACGTACCCTACCGATATCGCCGTTATTTACGCGACCCCATCCGTGCTTAGGCTCTTCTCCGTCAGCTATCGTTAATTTCACGTAAACACCCGGCTTGATCTTTTCTCGTTCGATCTGACGCAATGCTTCCGCAACCTCTTCGTCAGTGGCACGGACTAACGCACCTTCTCGGAACCAGCCTGTGTCCATCCCGTCTAAGTCCTCGGCACGGTATGGCGTACGGGACTCATCGTCGCAGATAACCTTCACAATTTGTCCAACCGTAGCGTATGTCATATCGACCTTTACCACTTTCGCATACTCCCCGACTTTCAAACGGTTAGCTTTCTTCTTCATCGCTTCAAGTTCGGCAACTCTCGCTTGTGCCGCGGCTAGTTCCTCGTCGAGGGAGAACGGCTCTAGCACAACGTATTCACTGTGCCAAAGGTTTACCTCTGACTCACGCACCGACACCCCGGTACCATGCTTTGATGTAACACTCAGAACATCCCCATTATTATAGGCACGCCCTGTGTGCTGTGCATCCACAACGATGATCTTCTCTCCCGGTTCTGCCTCACGCGCAACCTTCCGATAAGTTACGCCCTCATGCGTTACTAGTTCGTTCGGAACAGCGCCGATTTTTTCAAGTAATTCGTAGTCATCGAGCCAAGTATCACATTCGTCACCATCCTCATCAATGAATTGAGGATCGCCGCTAGAATCAACTCTAACTACTTCATAGGGCTTACCTTCTTCAATGTAGGACTGTGGCGATTCATCGTAGAACACATAGTCAACCACCTGCGCATCACGATCCGTTACCACACGATATTGAACGCCATTTACCGTTTTAATGTTTCCCATTATTAAACCGCCTCCGATAATTGTTTTTTTATAACAGTCGATAACTTGCGCCATTTCTCGTTGATATTGTCCGGCGTCGCCCAGTATTCGGACAGCTCCCGATTTTCAATCAAGTACACTTCGCCGTCGAGCACTCCGATGAGGTAATCCGCGTCGTCCCGCGTGTAAACATCGCCACTGTTACGCGATCCACATACAACGAGTGCACCGCCCCGGTCTTCCCGTCTACGTACGGTCTTTACTTGAAACGTCTGCCAGTCGCGTGACAATGGGTGCCGCGCTACAATGTCGTACACTTCGGGGGCTTCCGGGTTGGCAATCTCGTAACCGTTGGCAAGGAGTGCTGTCTTCGCCACTAACTGCGAGTGGGCTCCGATATTATTCGAGTAGTTCGCCATCTGGTCGCCTCCTCTCGGTTAAAATGGCAAGTCTTCGTCGGTAACGGTGATCGGACCGTCCTCTAATACCGATTGGTCTACGTTCTTTGTCGCGTTTTTGAGAATTTCGCGGATGTCATCTTCGGTGCGGAAGTTCGCGAGCTCTTCGTACTTGATTTCGGTCGATCCGATAAAGGCACGGGCGGCTTCGAGTGCCCCCTCGTCAAGGTCTGCCGATTCCAGCGAGTACGATTTATCCGCCTTGCCGATCGTGACCGCATCGCCCGTTAACGTGTAGTCCGGCTTGAACTTTTTCGCGGCTTTTTCAAGCTTATCGAAGTCAATCATTAGATTGTTAGCGTGGAACTCTTTAAGATCGAGAACGCGCCACGTCTTGTATTCGGGATCGTATACCGGCACCATGAAGTAAAGTTTGCGTTTGGCTTTCGCCTTGCACGATAGGCAGTTTCCTCCGTTTGGCTTCGCGTACTGATCGAATAGTGTAACGCCTTCGTCTTCGTTAGCCGGCGCCTTCTTCGGACTGTGCGAGCATGTATGCTTACGGTAGTAGGTTTCGCGTGACGGATATTTTTCGCCGTCCTCATGCGTGTAGTAAAAGTACCATTCGGTATACGGTGCGAGGAGGACAAACGTCTTGCCCCCGGCTAGTTCTTGACCGAGCTTAACGTAGCGTGTAACACCTTCCGGCAAGCCTGCGTTAATGCCTCCGCCGGCTCCTTGTGCCGCCTTGTCGCGCGCCTCTTCACGTTCTTTTAGCTTTTCACGGATTCCCATGCACATCGCTCCCTTTTCGTTATGATTGGCGGATTGCTTCGAACTGGTCTCGTAGTTCCTCGCCACTTGAAACATCGGAGGCGTAGTAACGTAGCGCGTGGACCAGCTTATTCATCGTGCCTACCGTTAGCTGGATCGTGTACGTCTTTTCAACGGCCGGCGTTGTGGAGATTAGCGTGATTGGTGTGTTGTGTGCGACGTCTGTCAAAGGCTCCAGTACGACATATTCCGCGTCACAAACCCAACGTTCATCGCCTACATCATCGCGAAGTCCCACATTTCCGTCGTTTGGGTCAATTTCCGTTATCATGTAAACCTTTCCTTTAGTTAAATCCAACTTTGAGTCTGTAAGTTGGATGATCTTATCGCCCGGCTTCGCCATACGTGCAACCTTCCGATACAACTTACCTTCGTGAGTAATCGTCTCCATCATCAACAACACTCCTCGTCATTATTTCGGACACCGGTAGTCCCGCGTCCGCGAGACGGCACTATCGCGGTTACTCCTGCCAACTAGTCGCCTTACAGCCGGGGCCATAGCCGATCTAGCCAGAGGCTCGCCAATCAATAACACCGCCTTGCCGACGCGGGAGGTCGGCCGTACTAACCCGCTGTTGCTCTCGCATACGCTACAACCGACTTAGCGACAAACTTTTTTCGCGTGATCAACTGCTCAATGTCAGCGTCTAACTGCGTAAAGTATTCGTTAATAGCGTTTATACGCGCTTGACACGCTAGTTTAACGGATACACTTCGCGTTTTAAGCATACGAAGTTCTAACTCCGATTTCTCACAATTAAGCTGTGCTTTGGTCAGCATCGCTTTACGTTCAGCCGCCCTTATTGAACGATCAATCTTACGTATTTCTTTCGATACAATTTCGCTGAATTTGCGGTATAGATTCGGACAACTAATCGCGCCCGGAAATACCGTTCGTATAATATCTCGCCCAATATCAACGTATATTGAGATTCCATCACAACTAAAGAGGCGACCGATGTTACCCTTCGAGTCCTTTGTATTAGCTACGAAAGTTGAATGGGCAAACTTATCCGCCAGCCATTGTGCGGCGCTCTCTGTCTCGATTCCGAATCGTTCCCTAGCCCGCTGTATCGCGTGCTTACGTACAAATACGTTGCCCACCGATACGCAGTCGTCTGGCACGTTTATAGACGGCTCATACGTTCCACTCGCGCTTTCTACGACTACCTGTACGGGTGATACCTGTCGTACCCGAAATTGTATTCCGTGGTATTCGTACAAACCGTCGTCAATCATCGTTCCTTTTCGGATAATGTGCGCGATCCATGAATGTACTTTTTCGGCAGGTCTGCGGGTAATCTTCGCTACTTCTTGGCATACTCGCGGCGTAACTCTTAGTCGGTAGTCGGTCAGGTTCATCCGAGCCGCACCGCCTTTCCGAGCAAGGTGGATGAGGTGGATAAGGTAATCGGAATATAGTCCGCAGGATCATCATAGGGCGGGAAACCTCCGTTGTAGATATATTCGATATTTTCGGATTGCTTACGTTTAGACATCGGGATCATCTCCGTTTCAAGAGTAATTATTTCGCTATGTTTAACAGAACGTTCTGTATAATGACAATTAAAGATGGTTAAGATTTTGTAAGGACCACTTGTTATAATTGAGAACAACTTAGAAGTACTCTATAATGACAATAAGAAAGAGATACGACGTGCATATGCTCGTACGTATTAATTTCTTAGGTTTTGTTAGACAATCCGTGGTAGGGTAGTTTGACAAAAAGACCTAAATCGTGTGATGGAACGTCTATGTGAATCGGGCTTACCTCCAAAGAGTTGCGCCAACAACTCCGAAAGAGCCGAATCATTATAGAAACCATCAGACCAAGCGAGTAGGATCGCTTTCTTTCTCGAATCGCCCTTCGCCAAAAGGGCGATTTTTTCATTTATTGATTCTTTAATAATCATTTCTTGCTCTGTCTCTCTAAAGACATCTGCTAACGTGTCAATTATCGTATTACCTTCGTCGTCAATTTCTCTTTCTAGTGGGATGTTATCAGTTCTATTGTATTTCCTTCTCTTTATAAATTTTCTAAAACATCTTTCTAGATTAAATCTTGCTAATCTGCTAAAGGACCCTTTTTCTACATCGAAGTCTTTTATTGCCTGATCTAAAGCGTCTATCAACTCCTTTGTTAAGGAAGCTTCATTCTGTACCTTGTACCAGTTCCTATTAACGTAGTCGTTTATTATAGGAATGAAATCCTTATAAACTAACTCTTTGGATTTTTCGCAGCCTTTTTGAGCGGCTATTGCGATTATTTCTATTTGGTTGTGGTTCAAATTCTACGCCTCCGTTTTAAGTAATTTTCCCTTATACTACTAATAGGGGAATGCTTGGTTTAAAATTGGGACATCTTTCTAAGAAAAATTTAAAAAGTCGTAATCAGAGGTGCCATATGACCTTTAAAGTCGGAAGGTGCCGATTGTTTGAACGGTTGAAAGTCGCTGATATGACGCAGGCTGATCTCGCGGAAAAAATTCAGATGAAACGCCAGCAGTTATCTGACTACGCGAATAACCGAAATGTCATGTCGCTGTCTAACGCGAAATCTATTGCGCACGCCCTGGGCTGTCATATCGACGATCTGTACGAGTGGGTCGAGATACCTCCCTCGGAGCGAAACCGTAACAACAATCGGAGCCGAGAAGAGTAGCGGAAGTCTCCGCTCTCTCACCGACTTTTGTACCGAAACTTCGGTACAACCTTTTTTAGTGGTTGCCAAACTAGCTGGCTCCTATTGCTTTCTTGTTTTTATTGTATACCTAGTAAAGGCTAATTCTGCTACTAGGTTTATAATTTTGATTTTTCCCGCTTTTTGTCGAATTTAGGCGAAACAAAAGGAAAAACAAAAAAAAAGACACCCTCTACAGGTGTCTTAAATAGGTTAGTAGTACTACCAACCTCCTCCAACTATTCTGGAAGTTACATATGCCACGCTCTCTTCTGATCCATTATCATAAGTAAACTGTTCTGCCTGTGTTGGCTGAGTAAATAAAACGGAGACAATTGCTACTAAAGTAACCATAAATGCTTTCATTCTAATTCGCCCCTTTTAAAATATTCAAATATCTATGTTCAACGTCCTCTCCTAAAATAGCCTTATGTTCGAAGAGGATCGCGGACATTTTTTGATATACGGAAATATCTCTGAACTCTAGTGCTGTTTTAATGACTTCAAGAACATCATTGAATGCTTCTTTATACTGCTCCATAGCTAGATAATACTGTAATCTAACAACTTGAAAATTATAAAACTGACTCTTATTGTACTTATCCTTCTTTAGTGCGACTGACTCAAAGATTGCGCTATATTTCTCTAAAAAAACACCTATTCTCTCTAGCTGTCCGTTTGAAAGTAATATCTTCAGCGCGTATGGAGCTACCGTAATAATTTCATGTTCGCGATTCTTATCTACAACCAGTCGGATAAACTCACTTACCGCTTCTAACTTACCTTCCATTACTTCGATTAACTTTTCATTCGACAACGCCGCCCAACGGTAATAATCACCTAGGTTGTGGCATTCTCGGAGAAGTTCTGCCGCCTTTCTGAGTTCGCCCATTCCTATTAAACTTGCTGCTTGGTAAAGAAGCGACTCCCCTAGATGTTTAATATCTTTGGCGTCCTTTGCCTCTTTGTAGTACGCATCTGCTACAACAGAAAGTTCCTCCCACTCTTTGGTAACATTATACCAAGTAACTACACGATAGTATCCATCTAACTGTAGATTTACTGTTTCTGCAACACCATTTTTTTGTGCGGGATATTCTGTCGGCAGATCGTTCAATACTGCTCGTAATTTATGTAATGCTTCTACACCCTTCTTACGCATATCTCGGTCGCGTTCAATCAAGAAAATTCGATGGCAGCAAATCGCATACCTTTCTGATATTTTCTTTTCGATGTTTGTAATTGCGTAATACACAGACGCGGCCTCTGCTAGAAAGCCATAACCGAAAAGTGTCTCTGCAAAAGTTAAGGCGGTGGACATATCCTTTATATCTATTGTTTCCAAGAATAACTCGACTACTTTACCGCAATGACTGACACCTTGCTTACAGTGAGAGCATGCCTTAATAAAGTCTGTTACTTTGGAAAGAGAAACTTTGGACGAGTCCTTGAAAAGCTCTCCATAAATCATTCCATAAAAAAAATCGTCGTCTAGTCTGAACACGTGTGTCAATAAATCTACCTGGTCCATCGTAAGCGCTTGCTTGTTCTTCATAATATAAGAAAGCGATTGGGGAGAGATATACAACAATTTAGCTAGGTCTCTTTGACTAAGATTATGTGAATGCATTTGGATTAGTATTTCTTCCCTTAATTTAAGACGATAATAAGTCAAGTCACTGGTGTCGATCATTGGTTATCACCTGCCATCAATTATTCGAAATAGTATAATCAAAGTATAATTCACATCATGTGAATTGTCAACACATTATGTGAATAAAAAATACATTATGTGATGTATTATATTTAAATATGTGTTATGATGGATATAAATTTAGTAAAGGAGAGATATTCCAGATGAAGAAGGAAATTGAACTACAAGGAAATACATTTAAAGAGTGCTTAGATATTATGAAAGCAGAGAAGAAAATAAAAACTTATAAGGAACTAGCCGAACTGTCAGGCGTGAAGGAAACCACTCTCAGCATGCGCCTTACGCGAGGAAATATGAACCTGAGTGACGTTATTACCTTACTTGAAGCTCTTGACTATGAAATCATATTTCGTAAAAAATAATTATTACCTTTACAAAAATTTATCTTAATAAAACTTTTTTTATCTGTAAACACATTTTTTAACACATGATTTAATTCCGCACTATTTTTTATTTCGTTTGGGTCCTTATAACGAATCGGATACCCTACGACGTTAACCGTCATGTATCCCGACAGCCCTCCGACGACCGCCCGTTTCATCTTCTGACCAGCCTCGTCGTGGTCCGCCATCACCCCGATAATCTCTATCGGGCCCTTCCGCAAAGCCTCCGCCTTCTCCTCGCTGAACACCGAACCACCTAACGCTACCGCCGGCACTCCCGCACTCCACAGATACATCGCGTCAATCTCGGATTCCACGAGTACTGCCCTCGTAATTCTCTGCTTATAAACAATGTCCAGCCCGTACACCATTTCACGTATAGGCCGCCCTCCCTTGGCGTACCAAAACGTCTTCTCGTTAACCTTTCGATACTTAACGTTGCCCAACGTTCCGTCCGCGTTAAACCAAGGAATAGTAATCGCGTTAGTCCTCGGATCATAGCCCGTTCGGAACAGTTGTTGTATTTCTTCGGTTATACCTCGCGAAGCTAGATACGGATGATCCCTGCCTAGGTACTGTTCGTAAAAACCGGCGCCTGATGTATGGACTCGCGGCTGGTCTATACGTAATCGCCTCGACAAGTCCAACGTAAGGGCCTCGGGGTCAACCATTCCCTCTCCGTACTTCCACCGCAAGTAATCCTGCGTCTCCTCTTCCGTTTCCTCCCGTAGAAACGCGAGCAACTTCACAATACCGCCGCGCTGGTAATCCGGGTCCTTCGCGCCTAAATCCGACCAATAGCCGGCTTTTGCTATGTTACGTGGGTCGTTATTGTCACGTAACCATACGTAGAACGAAGGCGATCTATCCCAACGGAAGGGGCTGGCCGCAAGTAGCTTGTCATCCGTCCACGTTGCGGCCGTCCACGAAAACTGTTCGAGCTCAGCCCGGATATCTATCTGCATCTATACGTCCTCCTTAAAACGGCAGCTTAAATTGATCTGCGGCCGCCTCTCCGCTTGGTAGTTCGCGTAGCACACCGTAGTCCATTAGCGCTATCAAATCCACTGTAAGGTCCTCCGCGCCATTTCGCCCCTTCTCGATCCCCAGTTGTGCGTTACCATCCGCAGAATCAAACGAGAACAAATTCGTTGCAATGTCGAGGAGTGCCTTCGTCGTCTTCACTTGGTCGCGAGTCGGGAGCTTGATTTCACGGTCCCCTTCTTCGCGTGATTTCTTCTCAACGGTTGCCTGCACCGCGTATATTCCGACTACATCGTTCTCTCCAATAATTCGTTCAAACTTACGCGCTGCCTGTTCCGCCGCGCCTCCTGTTGTTTTATTTGCGTTACTTCCATAAACGTCTGAGATTCCGTAGAAGGGGTCGACTACAACAGCGTCAATATCTGGACGCAGTTTAAGCTCACGCTCTAATTCCATAAGGGATCGCGTAAGGTCTCGGTCTCCTTTCGCTTGTAATATCAATTTACCCGGGTAGTATTCGTTAAGTCGCGTTAGCATATCGAAGAAATAGCCTTCAACGTCGCCTTCAAGTTTGCCGGCAAGTATCTTCTTATTCGGCAGACCGACCGATTGATTCGTCCGTTCGTCAACAAATGCTTCGTCTCTTGCAGTCGCGACCGAAAGGAGACGCGATACCCATAGGAATGCTTTTAACTCGAACGATTTAACTAAAACCGTTGCACCTTGTCGTAATAATTCATCTATTAACACAATGATGAAGTATGATTTACCTCGACCGGACTCCGCCATAACCCCGTAAATATCACCTGTAAATAACCCGCCGATCGCCTCGTTTAAAGCGTTAAATGGCGTTTTCCAAAGTCTGAACGATTTGCCCTCTTTACGTTTGTTATACTCTTCCCGCATCTCAACTGACAATTCGTCAAGAGAGCGTCCAATACTCTTTTTTGTCTGTACACTTACTTGTACTTCTTCGACGCGTTCTACTAGCCACGCGGCAAACTCTTCCGTCGATAGTTCCGTAAACTTATCGCTAACGTCCCGTCCGGTTAAGAAAGAATGTAGCCGTAACTTGCCCGCATCGTTCCTTACCTTACGCGCCATGTATTCGAAGGAGTCGCCCACTTCCGGCATATACGTAAAGCCCGCACACTCAGCGACTACAGTTCGATAATCCGGTGCCTGCCCTCCGTTGCTGTCCGCATAGTCCTTTATGAACCGGTAGGCCTTCCGTTCGGCTTCCGTGGGGAAATGCTCGGCCCGAATGTCGTATCGAATAAATGCTCCGGTATCACTTGTATCAATCACTTTCGAAAGAAACGATTCACCGTATGCCAAAGCCGCTCACCTCCACTAGTCACGAAATGTCTACCGAGTTACTACCAAAATAATGACCGATTTGAGCTAATGTCAATCCGTTTATACGACGAGCACCGCCATTTCTTTCTACAAGTTTGTCAATGTAATCTAGCCCCTTAGCCGTAACATAAGTAATAGGAACGTTAAATAGGCTGCTGTTTCCGAACGTCCGCTGCTTTACCACGAAGTAGCCCTCGTTAACATACATCTGGTAGGGCTCATTTTTGTGATTTAGAAGCTTAATACCTCGCAAGAATGCATATAACTTCTTTTCGCCAATCCCTAATGATTTACCTGATTCGCGAATAAGTTGGTAATTGTCTGCGTTTATGAATCGATCATGAGCCTGTACCTTTGGTTTCTGTATAGATAATTGTTCTTCTGCAAGAGATCGGGCCTCTTGCTCTTCTTTCAATTTTGTAGCTAGTTGAATTAAAAAATCTGGGCTTGTGAGGGCTTTTTCTAATGTACCCTCAGTCATATAAGCACCGTGCTTACGAATTGAAGGCAATATCTCATCAAAAATCCAATATTCAAAACGTTGAGAAGATGGCAATTTAGACTTTGCTATGAGACGGTATAGGTTGCCTTCATTTATGAATTTCATTTTTTGTTCTCCACCTGATGTAGGGACTGAACGAATCGTGCACCCCTCTTCTCGGCAGTGATCTCGGACAGCTTTTTGAGGATTTGAGTACCCCAAAGACTTGGCAGAACTCGTTGCTCCGAACCACTCCCTTCCGTCTAAAATTAACACTTCTACTTCTCCAAAGATTTCGTGTTTAAAAAGATTCAGATTGACCATACGTCTTCCCTCCTTTTATCATGCAATAGTTTGATCGGTTGCTCCTTTTCTTTATACCACGATATTTTTGTACACTCGTTTTTTCAGTGATAGCAGATGTAAATAAAAGTAATTTATTTTGTGATCTAGTGCTATCTTTTGTGCTATAGTGTGATTATTTGTGATTAATTTTAGAGTATTTTTCCAAATAAAATGCTTGACAGATTTTTATTTAGGTATATTAAATATATTTACAAGAGACGTCTTCCCCACTCTGACAATTTCTCTGACAACCGATCCGCCTTCTCATCCGACAGCTCCCCGAACTCATTCCGAAACTCTATTAGCAGCGCGTAATCAAGAAAAGCCTCTGCGCAGTAATCCCGTTCCTCATCGTTCATACGCGGTTTCATACGGAATAATCTCGCAATCATTTTCGCATCCCCCTCTTGGATTCGCCTTTAAACGTGAGTTGTGCGCATTGCTCCCGCACACGATCCGCTAGCCTCTTGTCAAAAACATCCGCCAACTCTTCCATCGGTATATTCGAGGTGTAAACGGTCGGCATCCGATTTGTCACCCGGTGGTTAATAATCGTGTGCAGATCGCCTCGAAAAGCCTCGGTCGCGTCCCGTACTCCGATATCGTCCAGCACAACGAAGGGTACATTCGTCGCGTGTTTCATCCATTCGTAGTATTTACCGGATGCTGGTTCAGCAATGTGGTCGGGTACTTTCGGTCTATTAAACTGATTAAATAGCGTCTGCCACTCGTTCACGTCGAGGAAGAAGCCCGGCCGCTGTAACGGTTGGAGCCCTCGTTGGATCGAGCCGATATAGTGCGTTGTTAGATACGCGTTCGCAATTGCGGCGGCTGTCGTTGTCTTGCCGGTGCCGGGTTCGTACGAAAATAGGTACAACGATTTAATGCGTTCAGAAGGTTCTGAGACCTCGTTAAATTGGCGTATAAACGTCGTTATATAACGTTCGATATTCGAATAGATACTACGCTGTTCGACGCGTGGCGGTGCCGTCTCGACGGTTACATGGGCATAGTCACTCGGGATGCAGGCGGCGGCTACTCGGCCCCCTTTTCCGCTGGCTCCGTGCATCGCGATGAAGGACGGGCAAAGGCGGGTGCAGGCGGTCGGGTCGGCAGCGTGGCGGCATGGTTCGCGTAGTATGCAATGGGATGCGTTCGTGCTCAATGACGCTCACCTCCATATATTAATGTAAATCAGAATCACGAAATCACACACTATCAAAAAAAAATAATAATATTCCATTCCTCATTAAATAATTGCATTGCGTCACTGTACCCGCACCAATTGTCTACACCACATGCCTCAAGACAACCTAGCATGTAACTGTCGTTCTGTAATTGCTTGTATTCTTGCACTGAAATAGTTACGCACTCCATCTTTTCGCCCATCTATTCATTTCTCCTTGACTATTAGTTTAGGTAGTTAGTTTTCTGCCGCATTCTGGGCAGTAATTTACCTCAATTCTGTATACCTCCCTATAAAAATGTTCAATAAACAGATAATGTCTGCTTTCCTTCTCATCATATACAACTCCATCGTCGCCCCTAAGACTTTCTTCTTTATTATTCTTATCGCAATACTCACACATACTTTCCCCTCCTATCGGATTGCATTCCATTACAACCACTCCGCCAACTCATCCGTACTCAACACATTCTCCGCCGCAGTTACCCGTCTCTCCTCGCGCAACACCATCACCAGTACCCGCGCCCGCATATACGTATACATAAACGTAAATGTCAACGTTGGGTACTGTCGCGTTGGCTTATACGTCCGAAAGCATCCGTCAATAAACCGTTTGACTACCTCCGTTCCGTGTTCGTCGATCATCTGTTTAATCATCCCTTGTTCGGATCGCCAGCCACGGGCGGGAACGTAAGGGAGTCCGTAGATTTCTGCGTGTCGGTCACGTAGATACTCCGTAAAAGTTGTCGTATTCCAGTCCGAAACCTCACGTTCGCGCCAAGCCTTCGCAGGCGGGAGTTTACGCTTTGTCATTGGTGGCCACCTCCTCTGATTCGTACTCCATCACGAAATCCCAAAAGTCCTGACAACCGTAGGAATCGAGCATACGCCCTACAGTAGACTCAACCGCGCGAAGTCTTCGTTCCATCTGCGCTACTTTCATTTCCGCATCCAGCGCCCTTTTAATTGCGTGAGGCCATCCGTCACGAGCCTCGGCAATGAAACGAGCATCTGCCCTCTCCACACCATAACAAACAATCACACCGCCGCCCCATGATGGGATAGACGTTGCCTCAACGCAGTGTCCCTCGTGATAATCTGCTGCCCAAGGCCCTTCTGTCGCCACGTTACATATCTCTAAGTCTTCGTGTAGATTCCGTTCCATTCACACATCGCTCCCTTTCCGTAATCGTAGCGCATGCCACTCGCAAAAGTGTCGTGTGTACGCCTTATCTGCGGCTACCATTCGTTTGACCGCGCGTTTTAATTGAAAAGCGTGATAGGCTAGTTTGATTCGGGTTAACATTCGGCACCCTCCCGTTCTAGTGCTTGAATCATCTCTCGCACGTTATTAAATGCGCTGAGCCGGCCTGCGAAGAAGTATTGAGCACCATTGCTCTCTGACACATCGTGATCCTCGACAGCTTTGTCTCGCCAGTCATCTGCGTATCCCTCCAACCGTTGCCAATTCGTCTGCAACCGTTCAATCTCCGCTAGTAACTTCGGTATATCTTCCCGAGCATGCGCTATGAACTCTGCGTCTTCGTCACTGCCATACGTTAGTACAGCGATCTCTCCGCCATTGTTTCTAAATCCACGTATCTCAGGCGAGTACACTATTAGATCACCGAATTTATCACCGCAAAATCTCCATGACCCAACGGTCGCATCCTCCGCACGTTTACGTATCGCTTCGATTTCTTCACGCGTCATCATATCAGCCTACGGCCCCCTTTCCATTCGATCATTGAATAGTCATCATCTGGTGAATAGAGCGCCCCGTTGTCGTATATAACACCTGCCCAATACTCAAAATCACATAGCGCGTTATTGAGGGCTAAATATAGTTCCTCGTCAGGCCCAACGTCTTCTACGTAATCCTCGATGCCTTTAAGTGCCTCGTTCAATCCGTTGACGATGCGATCAATAGCGTCGTCTTTTCGCTCAGCTCGTTTGATTGCCGCAGTCTGTTCGGGGTCAAATAAAACGTAGGGTCTTCCGCATACCATAGTCATCTTCCGATTCCTCCAATAGCGTCGATAATTTCAAGGATCGCGTAATACTCCGGGTTAAGTACGTTCAGTATCCCGTGGATAGCAACGATACCTCCCACTATGATGGCGACCATCGAAAGCCCTCGGATAACCCAGAAGGCTTCACCGGTAGGGTCGACGTACCCACCCCAGCCTTGTAGAGACGCGTTATATCCCTCGATTTCAATACGTCTTTTCTCCGTAAACCTCCACCCGAACCAAGCCAAGACCACTATCGGTATCAAAACCGCTATTTTCGCAATACCTACCGTAATTTGCTGTTGAATTAATAGCTCGAAAACGTGTCCGCTGGCCGTCCCAAGTTGTGACGCTAATTGTTCGAGATAAGCCGCAATTTTATCGCTGGTCATTAGGACTCCTCCTCCGTTAACTCTGGATTCAACAAGTGCGAATGCTCGTAGATATTTCCTATTACTTGGCAGTACGGTAACAATCGGTGTAACAGCCAGCTACCAACACACAACTCCATATACTCGTTGTATCTAACAAAACCTTTACCGTTTATCTTAATGTGAGGATCAAAAGGATGTTCGGAAATCTGAACTATATCTCCCACGTAGATTTCTTTGCCGTTCTCGTCGTTGAGTCCGGTATACAGTGTGAGACCAAGAATAGCTGAGCTAGGACACAGGCTTTCTTGTGCGTCTTCGCGAACAACCATGTATGACGCTAGATCGAAATAATACATTTTAACTCCGTCCCAACCTCGAATCTTTATCTCTTGCATTGTCCGTCTCCTTCCATTAACGTGCACCTCGATTCATACGTACTTAATCTTCACGCGGACTATAACTCTCCATCACTATTTGTATCTCTTCTACAGTTTGAATGTAAAACAATAACCACTCACTGACTCGTATAAAATGATTGATAGGCACTTGTTCCTTTCCTAGATCACGTGCAAGCCTCACCTGTTTTATCATCTCTTTAACTTCTACGATAGCCTCGCTGTGTGTCATCCGCGCGCACCCCCGTACATCGCGAATAAATTCGACTTCATCTCTTCACGTCTCAGTCGTTCACGTAATTCAGTGACCTCTTTTTCCGCCTGCTGCGCTACGTCTTTGCATAATTCCAACGCCTCTACCAGCGCATCTACGGAAACCTCGTCTACACCACCCTCACGTAACCCTTTTGCCCTACCTACTTGTACCCCGATCTGTACTCGAATTGCGCCCCAATCTACCATTCGTACCGCCTCCGTTTAGCTATTTTTGTCCCAACCCTACCCGCTATAATTCGCAGTAAAGGAGGATGGTTCTTGTGACTATATTGAATATTTCGTTTTCTTACATCATTTCTCGCGAAAGCATATCGTTGATTCTCCCGGTGTTAGATTCCGCCGCGATTCCGTACAAGCTCGAATGGAACGGCGGACACTATACGTTAGGCTTTCCGGAATTACACATACGGCAATTTGCCGTGGTTCATCGTCTGTTGGGTTACGAGGCCTCCGCAAGTACGTCGCGGTACCATCGGTAATCACCGTCATGTTCGGTCGACGCTGTTTTAACCTCTAGCCGAATCTCATCCGTAAAAAGAAACTTTCGGAAATAGTCTAGCTTTTTCAGCGTCCGATCGGTGAGCTTCCGGTAGCATTCGTCGAAATATTGATAGGCGTTATTGCCGCGAACTACGGGTATGATATCTTTGTCGAGCCACCTACGGTTCAGCGCGAAGTATATGAACTCTAAGCCTTGATAAACCGCACGGGGGACGTTCTTCCTCGCGCCGTAATCGTAAACAACGCACGTATGTCCGAGGGCCAGCGACATCAGAAACGTATAGTCAAGGTCTTGAAGAAGGAAGTCCCACCGTTTCTGTTCGCAGGCTGTCGATTGAATACGGATAAATGAGTACTCATAAGAAATATCCGGGATAGCCTCGATTCCATTCGTTAGATTGACGAAGTGTTTACGCATCATATGACCTCCGTTTTCATTGGTTATAATCGAGCTAAATCGGATTAACTCTCGTGTAGGTACAAATTATCCTAGCGCTTCCGTTCCGTCTGTTTTTGCCCTGTTAACGTTGATTAAACGGAGCCTATCAGCCGCGGCCGCCCGTTGTTCTTCCGTCATAATCCGTTCCGCCACCATACGGACTTGTTTCGATGATAGTTCGGCTCGGATTGCGGATGGTTCACCGGACTCGTCGCGGTCAAGAATCGTAACATTTCGTCCAATATCCGTAAGCTTTCGGATATGAGCAGGTACGCAAGAATAAGCGAGCCATTGACGTGTTTCATACTCGTATGTCAAAACGGTTTCTTGTTCGGATCGTGGATATGGCATGGACAGCGCCTCCTTTTCGTTTTATTTACGTGACCTTTACGCGGATACAATGGAAGCTGTCGCAGGTGCTCGTTGCATATGTCTTGCCGCCAGTTCGGGAGCAAATGCCGTCGCACTCTTCCGAAAGCATGTGGCTATCCTGAAAGTACACGCAGAAGTCGCATATAGTCGTACAATCGTCATTACAAGTTATCACGAGGGGACACCTCACTTTCGTTTTATTTACGGGACCACGCGTTGAGTAATCGTAGTTTTGTGGCGGGAGATAACCGGCGCCACGTTCCGGCGAGTATACGCATTGGACTAGGCTCCTCTCATTTCGACGTGATACCTTCGTCATAGGTCACGATTACGTTACGTGGAATTAACGGGGCACCTTCGGGAACAATCAGCAATCCGTAACCCTCTTGATAGTAAGCGTCCGTGCGGATGCCGTGCCGCAAATAGATGCCGGCTTGAATTTCGGTGATTGCGTCGATATATTTGGGCAT